ATAGCCGAGTCCAGGGTTAATACGACCGGGGTGTGGAGCCGCTTGAAACTCCGGCTTCGCACCTGCCGCTTGTATTAGGGGTGTTCACATAGTACGCCTTGCTTTCCGTTCTCCTTGTGCAGCCTGCCATTTGTAAGGTGGTGGTAGGTTGCCTGAGGAAGGGAGAAACAGGGGAGAGGCGTACTATGCGAACATCGGACCTTGCGCTTTACCCTTGATGCTATACCACGAAGGACACACACATACACATATAGAGCTGGCATTGACCAGCAAGCTAACAGGAGCTTGAGGAAAAGCTCCTGAGGAGAAGACAGTCTAACTAGCGGGTATTCTTAGCACATTACGCCTTAGGACCTTTACGGCCTAAAAGATTAGGGGTACCTTTGCATCAACAACAATACGATTATGAAGCCATATCTCAACAACGCTCAGTACGCACTATCACTAGTAATCTCAATCTTTGGTATCCTCTTCCTCATCTACACTTACGGCTGGAAGGAGGAGGATGTCAACATCTTCCTGTGGTTTATCGGTCAGGTGATCGGATACGCCACACTCTTCGCCGTAGCAGCCGCTATGCTCGGTACAGTAGAACGACTAACAAAGCATAACTAATGGACAGAAAGACCGCTGAGGGGCTTATGAATAAGCTGGTGGAGCTACCCTCAGGCTGCAAGCTCAAATGGCCGTGGGTGTACGCATATTCACTCAAGGCCATATATCTCATAGTGCCTAACAACAACAAGAAGTACTGTTACTACATCCAGCACACTGAGGAGAGACTGAGTGGCGAGAACGAGCGTAGAGTACACCTGACATTCTTCAGGGGGCCATACGCTGCCTCTCACATTGCAGCTGCCTACGTAAACTACTCTTTCCTGGAAGAGTTCGACCACGCCAGCTTCAGAACGAGCTCTGTAGACCATAACTTCGTACGACAGAGAATCAGAGAGGCAGTGTTCAACATCCTGGTGGACCGCTTCTGGGAATGGGAGTATGCTGTGATGCCTAAGCAGTACGATCCTGAGGAGATGAAGAGGCAGGTAGAGCTCAATATCGTTATACCTGACTACGATGAGGTAGATGGTGTACTACACGCCAAGACTCACCCAGGGACAGATAAACAGGTAGACTACTACATCAGGACAGACAGAGCGTTATCTATGGAATCCTCAGGTCCTGGTCTCCTCATGTACCACTACTTCTGGGATCGTGATGATAAGGATAGCAGTCCCAAGCAACTCACTAAGGAAGCAACGATGACGCTCCTCCTCTCGGTCCTACGCACGGAGGATAAGATGGTAGAGCGCAGAAAGAAACGTAACAAGTAAGAAAAGACCATAAGGATATGACAGCAAGAGAAATCTGCATAGAGAGCGGCAGAGAGTCGGAAGAAGTAGGACTAGCATCGTTACGTAAGCGATACGTAGAGATGCTTGATGCACTGAGAATCTACAACGCAAAGCTACAAGTGAGGCCAGACGAGAATAAGACAAGACTCGCGGCACACAGAGTGAGTACACTTATCGGCTTCCTCAAGTACGGAAACCACAAGGAAGGTCAAGTTGCGGCTGAAAAAGCTGGCAATCACATCTATGACTATCTGATGATGATTGCAGAAACAGTCATACAGAACGCAGAGATAACAGAGATCGTAGAAAGTCCAACATATACGTACGAGTTTATCCTTCCAGCATTCTATCACAAGGGCTTTGTGACGGACCCGAAGACCTCAGAGTATATCAAGTCCTTTGACTTTGAAGCTAGACTGGCAGCGAACGTGTACAGAAGCATGGAGGATGCAAAGTACACTCTATGGGCAATGAAGGATCTCTTCCTCATCGGATGGATCCTTGGCATCGACTTAGACGAAGAGATAATTCAACTCACAAAAGAAAAAGAGTAACAATATGGAAAAAGCAGAATACCAAGGCGAGGCTCACTACAAGGGCTATCAGTACGAGCCGATCAAGTTTATCACTGACATGAAGTTCGACTTCATCCAGGGTAACATCCTCAAGTATCTCGTACGATATCGCAAGAAGAATGGCCTTCAGGATCTGAGGAAGGCGAAGAATTACGCTGAGTTCGGCTACATGAATGGTGTCAAAGGAAGGACCTACGGGTCCGTCCTTGAGCGAGACAGCAATCTAGATAGACTCTATAGGTTTATCTCGCAGGCGCAGTTTGACCAGCAAACTAGAGACTTCCTCATGATATTAATCACGCTTATATGTAATTACCAGATGAGGGAGCTTGCTCACCTCATCGGTATGCAGATAGCGGTAGAATACCCTACGAACAAGCAAGATGAGGATGGTATACCCAAAAAGACTCTACCATCAGCACCGGTAGAGCAGCTTAAACAGATCAAGGAAGCTGCAGACCACGTACTGAATGAAGTTCAGAAGCGAGAAGATGAAGCAAAAGGCAATGGCTTCTTGGAAGTAACAATCGCCAACAGCGAAAACTGTAGTGATATGAAGCTCATGCTACAGATCATCAGAGATACTATCACACTCTAATCACAACGCCCACATCGCCCTAACCCGGTGGTGTGGGCTTTATTAGTATAAGCACAATGAGAGAACTACTAAGATGCATCATCATCTTCTTCCTCGGAGGTATAGTAGCCGCATCAACAACCTTTTCCTTCCTCAAAGACCATGAGGAAGAGAGAAAGAATGAAGAGCCAGGTCTTCTGTGGATAGCAGATACCAGCAAGAAGTATACAGACTTCGAACCTGGTCTCGTAGCCTTCCTCAAGGACACACCCACCCACAAGGTCCTCTACGCCATAGACGCTAATGAGGAAGCAGAGAGTTATTTCGGTCTCTACCTGATCACCGACAGCGCAGGCACCACCTTCTCAAAGCTCCTCTTTATGGCTAAGAGCGTAGAACAGCTCCAGGAGGCCGCAGAATCCCTCAGTGGTACAAATGCCCAGGAAGGAACTTTGAAGCTCCCACAGGGGCTGAAATGAGCTCACAGAGTAAAATATAAACTAAGATAACAATGGATACAGCAAGATACGCATCGCTATCATACGTCGTTGAAGGACCTCAGATGATCCTAGGGTACATCAATGGCGTTATCAACAAGTACATGCAGAACAACGGCAACACCTGGCTTGGTGGTATGCTCTACGACCTAGGTGCCGTCAAGGGAGACCCACAGGTTGTCTGCCCACGATCCTACCTCAACTCTATCGAGGTCGATATGTCTGAGTCGCCAGTAACACTACGCCTTGAGACGGAGGAGATGTACGGCAAGTCCGAGTTCATGCACTGCCTAGCCCAGGAGTTCAAGGATATCAAGATCTACTACCGCGAGGTAATGCGTGAGTGTGGAGTATTCAAGACCAACGATGAGGAAGGGAAGTACTTCCCAGAGAGATACCGAGTAGACTACAAGGTAGGAGACAAGACTGGCACTGAGTACGTCAAGACCGAGGAAGAAGCTCTTGATATCGCCTACAAGCTCACAGACATCGGCTTCACCGAGCTCTTAGAGGTAGAGTGCTGGAACAATGACCAGGTCTACGACGAGGGCACTGACGACTACATCTACATCAACGAGTTCTTAATATCAGACTAATATGCCAAACTGGGATTCAATACAATACACCATCAGAGGAGAGGAGAATGAGCTGCAAGAAATCTATGATGCTCTCCTCAAGATGAAAGAGTCGGAACATCCCGATTGGGTAGGTAGCGTACTTACAGGTCTAGGCTTTGATAGGAAATCCTTAGAAGACTACCAGCTTAGAGCCTTCGTACAAGACTTCTCCTTAGAGGATAGTCAGCTGGTAATCACCACCGAAGAGGCTTGGTGTATGACGCACTTCCCCAATTTGCTACTTGAGGTATTCCCCAACCTTGACATCTTGTATATTGAGGAAGAGCCAGGATGTCAAATCTACGAGACTAACGACGCAGAAGGTTATACTTACCCAGAGCGAGCTAAGGTAGACTACTCTATCGATGGCAAGGATGGGACCGAGTACTTCCACTCAGTAGAAGAAGCTATCAAATTCGCCCAGGAAGTCTCAGGTACGAACCTCAGATCATCTAAGGAGTTCAGAGAGTGGAGCAACAATAACCCTGACCTAGATCACTATTGCTACGTCAATGTATTTAAGGTCACAAACGAGTTTAGATAATGACAGAAGATCTAAGACAGCGAGTGAAACTCTTCGGGCAGCTTGCAATAGCCTACTCTCTCCTCAATGAGGAAGATAGTCAAAAAAGCAAGAACCTAAGAGGAGAGCTGCAACTCGAAGTATTTATGCCTAATACATCGCTTGACAAGGAAGGAAAGACCATTCTCGTTGCGATCGAAAACTCAGTCATCTCTATAGGCATATCACTAATCGCAGCACAGAAGTATAGGATCATGCCAATCGAAAAGGATTTTGAATGGGCTATCCAATCAAGATTCTTTGCCCTAGAGCTTTGTTCCGTAGGCCTGACTGAGGCTGATGATCAAAATCAATGGTACATCGATAGCTACATAAAGGGCATAGAAGTAAAGCCAGTCCTACCATCCGCACTCTATAAGTTCTATGGGACCAGGCTCATACGACTAGAAGACCAAGAGATGAGCGAAGAAGCGGAAGGTATTATCTCGGAGGTCATACATCATTCCAGAGCAACACTACGAGGCTACTTAGAGGAAGCCTTAGAGAAGAGCGAGAATGGAATAGACCTGAATAACATAGGAGGAAGATCAATAATCATGCAGTATAGCCCCAGCATTGGGGAACGATTCAAAACATTATAATCAAGAAAGAACATGTATCAAGGAGAATTTAAGTGGGAGAACCTCGCCCTCATCGGCATCGAGATCCACAAGAACGCAGTCAACAAGGGCTTCTGGGATGAGGAGCTTCCACCCTCCCACTACCAGGGGATGATCGTCTCTGAGCTTGGTGAGATGATCAATGCTCACCGAGCAGGTCTCATCACCAAGGTAGATCTCGACGAGCTGATCAACGAGACCGACGACGAGAAGTTCAAGAAGCGCTTTGAGGAAGAAGTAAAGAACAACTACGAAGACGAGGGTGCAGACGTGGTCATCCGCGCGCTTGATGCTCTGGCCAACAACGGAGAAAGCGAGATGCGCACTCACCTAGTAGATACGCTGTCACAGATGGACAAGAACCTCAGGATAGAACTTGAGGAAAAGGGTAAGATGGAGACGTACAAGGAGCTCTCAATGCCATCGCGTGTCTACTACATCATCAGAACTGCAGGATATATGGATATCCAGTACGGACTCGTAGGATCACTCTGTCACATCATCACGGAAATGCGTCTCATCGCTGAGACCCTGGGCTTTGACCTGATGAAGCACATCCAGGTCAAGATGCGCTACAACGAGATGCGCCCCTACAAGCACGGCAAGAACTACTAGGATAGTAGTAAGCTAACAATCAAGGTATCCCTGACTCTCCTATAGGAGGGCTGGGGATGCTTTGTCAATACAGAGACCTATGAGTAAGGATGAAGAGCTAGACAAACTATTTGGGTTCGAGCCTCTACACTTCAAGTACTACCCCTATATCAGAAGCGACAACTGGTACTGCCAGTCTAGTCTGGATATATTCTACGAGGTCACCAAGCGCGATGGTGAGATCATGATCACATCACCAATGGAACTCTTCGGACAGAAGTTTAATAGCGTGGAGAACGCTATCAAGGCTTGTAGAGAGCACCATAAGAACCTCGTCCTGAATAAGTAAGTGAGGAAGAGACAAATAATAAACACTACACAAGATGACTCGAGAAGAGATAGCCAAGAGCCTGAAGCCCCTGGAATGGGATATCTGGGAAGGAGCAATATATCGACATGCGAACATCAACGATACATACGAGGCAATGATTCTAGCTAAGAGGGATGGTCGATTCCTTGTAAAGATCAACAAGATCGGCAGAATCAACTCATGCATGACCACCACCTTCGACACGATACCTGAAGCTCAGGAGGGGGTTCGACAGTGGCAGATCGGCCACATGTGCTCTTACTTTGAAATGGACAACTAACTATAAGCACCTGAGGAAAGAACAGTCTCTCCTCCTCAAACCCTAATAAGCAACAACAACTATGATCACCAAGGAACAAATCAAGAAACAAATGAAGGACCCAGAGTGGGTAAGCCCAGCTGGGAAGGAAACCGGTACTACAAGATGCGTATGGGACCCAGTATGGGGAATGCGTATCCTAGCAGTTAGAGATCCCTTTGCAGACGGATGGATCGCAAACGCCATTCATCCAGGATACTCAACAGAGATCTGCACAGGAAAGACCTTCCCGGAGATGGAAGAAGAAGTCAAGGAATGGGTCGCAGATGAAATCTATCAAGTACTAAAGCAATCGAAGAATGATTAAGACATACAGAAGCAAGGATGGGATCATCTTCAAAGGCCTGCAATACAACGGTAAGAACATAGAAGAGTTCTACAAGCAGGTCAATGACCCTAACAATGAAATGGGAATACGCGTGCAGACTGGGATGACATCACCAGTAACAGAAGATGCAAGTGGACTCTACCTATATTTCCACGGAGGATACTTAGAGCTCAAGAAGGGAGATCACTTCCTGTACAGCCAAGACACTCGACTATACGGCGTGTTCAATAATGGTGAACTAAAGAGGGAATTTGAACAAGTGAAGTAGAATCTGGGCCTCCTCAGGAATGAGGGGGCCTTTAATAGTATAAGCTATGGGAAAAGACGAGAAGCTCGAGAAGCTGAGATCATTATCTCAAGAAGTCTCAAACAAAGCTGAGAACATCCGGAATATAGAAAGGGTGAAGGAAGACAACAGGCGCAATACGGAGTTGAGAATCAAAAGGATGCTGGACACCGAGATCTACTATGCCTTAGCCTCAAGACAGATGAGGAAGTCTGTACAGCAAATGGCAGCATCCCTATTGAAGGTGCATAAGCTCAAGAGAAGGATGTGGTACGTCTGCGAGATAGCTAGAAAGCTAGTCGATGAGAAAGTAATGTCCCTAGATGATGTGCTAGAACGAAAGGGCATAGAATGGGAAGCACCTCCAATGACAATAAGACAGAGAAAGAACGATCAGGTAGGAGGGCTGACGCACACATGGATAGAGGTGTCAAAGCACGTACCGTACTATGGTATATGCACCTTCGTTATACCTCAGAATATGCCAATATCAATAAGTAAAAATGGATCAAGAGGCCTATCCTACGATGAGATCAAGGGGGTCCTTGACTTCACGCTTGAAGAGTTTGGCAGGTTTGAGGAAGAGTTTGTCCAGCGTATAGAGAAGTGGCTAAGTAAGTAAGACTAGAGTATGGATATGCAATTGATTCACCTGGTCTCCGAGGCGCAGGAGATTTACAGGAAAAAGAGCCCAATCGAACAAAGGAAGAGAAAAAACCGAAAGAAGAAGGCGCAAGAGATCGCAAGAGTCTGTGGTGTTGGTTTAGACTACTACATACTAGGTAGACATGAGAGACGAGCCTATGAGTATATAGCATCATGCGTTAGAAAAATCCAGCGCATGGAATCCGAGCTATTACGAATGACCACAATCATGGAGATGCTACAGCTATCAGGAGTCTTGCGTGTTGGAGAATCAATCTGGATGGGAGACATCAGCATCAAGGTGGATATCAAAGATCTTGCACAGGATAAGCCAGATCAGGTGAGAATAATCGCACGCGGCTACATAGAAGTAGAATACAAACATCAAGACGAAGTACGGAGAATCAAGATAAACGAGATCGGGGAAACCAACCATAAGCAAGAACTCGAAGATGGAGTACCACTAACTAGAGTAGCAAGCATATTGGTCTACACGCTTGAACGCCTATCTGAATTCAGGGAGTTCTTCATCAAGGAAGTTAAGATCAAACTAGATAAAGCAAAGTAAAAGATATGACAAGAAAGAACCGCAACGAGCTACTACGCTCTATCGCCATGGTACTCATCTCCTTCATCGCAGGACTTAGTGCTGTGGTATTCTTCGAGACTGACATGATCACCGGAATCACTCAGGTCGCCATGTGCCTATCTGTAGCCGTCTGTATGCGCCTCCAACGGTATGAGTAGTATGATAGACCTCATAAGGCTTTATCTCTTCATACAGGGCGTTTATTTGATCCTGGCTAGTGGGTACCCCACAGAAGTAAGAGCTTTTGTTATCCTCACATTCATCTGTGCGGTAGCGAGGGCTGAGCAAAGAAGAAGTAATAGACCCTGAGGAAGGGACAGTATCCTCTCCTCAGGAGCAAATCAACAAGGACAACTATGAATGAGAACCTAATCCCTGAATGCAGGGAGTTCACGATGATCGAGGAGCTATGGCCTATCAAGAAGTACGAAGGCAATAGACCTGTATGGGATTGCCGTGAGTGGGTCGTAGAAGCCCTACAAGACGAGATCTTAAAGCATGTGAAGCGGTATAACCACCCATACATTTTGACGCTCTCAGAGGAGCCTATATGGACTGAGGTGGCGTATAAGAACAGGAGAGATACGATGTACACGCTAGATATGCAGAAGCTATCACCCCTCGAAATCAGTATGATCGTCACGCCCTTCTTCAGGAAGGGGTATAAGATCTACCAGGATGAGAAGAGCAAGTGTGTCAAGATCTCAAGAAAGGAGATCCCGGAGCTTAACACTCTTCAGATGCCACCAGACATAGTACAAGGACCAGCTGGGACCAGTAGACTAGATCAGATCTGGGCAAAGGAGGAGCGTGACGCAACAAGCTATATGATGGAACTTCTAAGATACAGAGGGTTCAACGTGGTAAAGATAAGTGACAGCTCTAAGACACATATCAAGTTCATCATATATCTAGAGCACGAAGGACCGACAGTAGATGCTGAGATCAAAGTCGTCGGTAAGAACGAGACACCCAGCTTCTTCTATCAATCGATGGTCGAGATGGATGAGGAGACAACAAAAACAGCCGGATACTCAGCCAATTTGTTAGAATCCCCTGGATCCAGGACAGCACACGAAGCAGCTGCGTGGATCGTGAGAGCCATCACGAATATCAATAAACAACGCCAAATCAATGGCAAGAAGAATCGCAACGATAACAATCGATAAGGTCCGCGGTGCAACAATGGACTACTACGAGACAAACATCGAGGTAGTCCACTCTATGATCAACATAGAAGGCGATGTCACCGAAGATAAAGAAGTAAGAGTACATCGCTCTCCTCATATCGAAGATGAGCTGTTATGGATCTCCGAGACCCTTAATCCTGAGGAAGAGAGAGATGAGTAATCCTCTTCAATTCTCATAAATTAAAGAGAATCTTCCAGAACTTATGAACCCCAGCAATGGGAAAGTATAACTCTAATCACAACTTAAAATGAAGCTATTCCAAGCTAAGGTCTCCTATGAGACCACCTTTGATGAGAAGATGTCCGAGTCTTACCTCGTCGAAGCACCTAACTACGCCTTCGCTGAGATCCTCGTCGAGAAATGGGTGACACGTCAGTATGGCTACAAGAAGGACAGCCTCAAGATCGACTCTCTCAAGGTCGTCAAGGCTGAGCTCGAGATGCAGGAGCTGCGTGAGGATCAGTATCCACTCTTCTTCCTGGTCACCTATCAGGTAGACACGATCTCTGAGGTTGGCAATGTAGCCAAGAGCACCACACGTAAGCTCTTCCTCTCCGTAGAGGACTTCACAGCGGCCTTCGCACTCGCTACTAAATTCAAGAAGGACTTTGACGGTGAGAACAGTCAGGAGACGATCCTCTCTATCAAGGACACGCCTATCGTAGCCTTCCTTGAGGAGTCTATCGTAGATCAATTCATCATCAAGCAGATCAAAGAAGACAAGGAAAACTAATAGACAATGACGCAAGAAGAAAAAGAGCTCCGCATCAAGGAGCTAGAAGCAAGTAGAACTAAGACCGAGAACTTCATTGATGTAGCTAAGAGCGCAGAAGAGCTAGCTGACGCTACTATGGACTTCTTCCTCAAGATGAACCGGGCGGTAGTCAACCACGAAGATCCAGGCGCAACAGCTAAGTTCTTCTCCGAGGGAATGACCACCATCACAGCTCTCGCTATGTCCACCAAGCTCTCTTCCTCAATGGCTGTAAAGCTGGAGGGGATTCAGCTGGACATCATAGACGCTCAGCTAAAGAACCTAGGCGTAGGCGCGCTTATGGACGCAAGAGACCTGAAGAAAGATAATAACCCTACCACTAACTAGTCTTCTCTAGGCTAAGTAGTATATGTGTAATAGCCCACCACCAGCAAGAAACAAGCAAAGAGTAGCTGGTGGTGGGTTTATTATAAAACAAGACAACACTCAAAGTACAAGACAACATGGGACATTATGATCCAATTCCAGAGCCAACAAAGCTGGAAAGAATCTGGGGCAATGTATGGCCACTGACGATGATAGCACTTATAGTCTTCGCGTTCTGCCTTCTTCAGACAGACTGGTTCAAGGAAAGAGAAGCAAGAAGACTCGAGCTAAACTCAGAAGGAGTGATCATCAAGAAGAGAGCCTACCCTGCAGGAAATAACTTATGGCTCTTCTACAGGCCTGACCAGTGGTATCTCAAGGTAAAGCTCAATAGTGGTGTGATCAAAGAGATAAAGGTGGACAAAGACAGGTACATGAGGGCCAAGATAGGAGACACAATGAAGTTCGAGACATACTAACAAAAAGACAAGATGACAAGAGAACAAATAGAACAAGAGTTAGAAACTCTAGAATGGGAAAAATCAGCATGCTACAGCAACACACTGGAAGCAGCAACCATTAGCTTCAACTTTGATTACTTAATATCAAAAGAAGAGGATGGATACACCCTGAAAGCTGAAAACTGGGAGCAAACTATAAATACCACTATAGCCAAAGGGGTGAAAACTGAAGAAGAAGCCAAGCTACTAGCCTGGGATGATTACATCGATAGAACTATGAGAATGTTTAAGTAAGGATCATGACAAAGGAACAACTAAAACATGAGCTTAAACCATTGCATTGGAGTCGGAGAAATATCGGGGATAGAGAGGATATCTATGCCCACTCTGGAATACAGTGCTCTTGGTATAGCATATACGAACTAGATGGTATGTATGCAGTGGCTATCGAAGACTTTGACAGAAGGTGGAGCGTTGGCATCGCAGTCGACATTAAGACAATAGAGGAAGCTAAAGCCATAGCCTGGGAAGACCACGTAAATTATATACTACAGCAATTCAAGTAACAACTATGACAGAAGAACAACTATCACAAATGCTCAAGCCACTAGAGTGGTATGAGGAAGACAACTATCCCGAGGATCAGACAGCGGGCACTAACCTGTGGTACGACTTCGTATTGGAGTGGTCGATGGACCAGTACAACCTCCTCAAGAGAGACATCAATGGCGAGGTAGACCTAGTAAGAGACGGCATCAAGACTCTTGAGGAAGGGTACGAGCTTGCTTGGGAGGAGTATGTAAAAGATGTAATGAGTATGTTTTAAGAACTACAACTATGAACAGACAAGAATTAGAGAAGATCGTAAAACCACTAGAGTGGGATGTGTATAGTGGCGGAGCATGGATCAGAGCAGAAACAATGATTCAATTCGACTTCCAGCTTGAGAGGGTAGGAGAACATTACCTAGTCCAAAGAGACTATCTCGGTAGCACAACACTAGAGTACGCCCTTCCTGTAAGCCTAGAAGCAGCCAAGGAGATCGCGTGGGCTAAGTACCTTGACACGGTAGCTAGCATCCTAAAGAACCAGCCAAAGGAGGAAGAGTAGGATCACCTACTCTCTCTTCCTCAAGTCCCAGATATTCTTCCTACCTTTGTGGTGGCCCAGCAATGAAGCCGCCTAGCGGGTGTAGAAGTACACGGCACGCCAAGGGCGGTGGATAGCTGGAGATTCCCCTCCTCATTCATCGGTGTCATCGTACGTCCTGTGAGGAGAATGAAAGCCACCAGGAGCTCGGGTAGTAACCCAGGGGATATAAAAATTTGACGGATAGGTGGCCGGCTGGTAAAGTGATCCGCGTCTAGGTCTGGACCGACCGAAAGTGAGCTAATACTACTACTCAGGTCCTGATTAGATAAAGAGTAGCGAGTCGATCGACCGTGGGTACGTGTTGCCTGAGGAAGAGAGACAGCCGAGAGGTTGAGGATTGGATACCATAGTGGTACCTCACCCTTGGGGCTAAGAAACCATCCCCCTATGCGCAGTTTAACTAGGTTCGGGTTCGCCCGAAAATGTGCCTCGCGCGCGCGTTATTTGAGGAAGAGAAGAGTATGTTCTTCTACTTATATATCTTTCCTCAATACCTATTAAATTGCCTAGGGGATGGTGTATCCATAAGTTTTACTTGAGACTAGGAATAGTATCAAGTTCTAATAGTATAGACCAATGCGAGACTTATTGATTTTCCTATCGATCCTCATCCCAATGGGTACATATATGTACAGCGTTGTGGTCTTCTTGAATCGATGGACAACAGAGAAGCAAGAGAGAATATACAAGACAGTCATCGTAGTCTCAGGACTACTCACAGCAACCCTACCATTTATCACGATGGCATTAGTAGCACCACCTACCAATGCTGTGCTCGTGGACAAGACCTTTGTGCCATCAGGCTATATGTACAATTGGGATGCAAGACAACTAGAACAACGTATAGAGCGCAGAGAGGCGCGCTACTACTTCATAGTCCGCAAGGATGATGGTCGAATCGTTGAGGAGCGAGTCGACTCAGCTACCTACGTCAAGACAGACGTGGGTGAGAGAATCCTTGTAGACTAAGATCACTCAAACGCAAAGATGGGGCGCACCTGTGTTGCTCATATCGCTAAACGCACTATCTTTGCATCGGTTCCATTTATTGAGTGATTACACGACGTGGGTTCGCCTCTTAGCCATAATGGAGGCGGCCCACACAAGGCTGGTTAGCTCAACAGCATAGAGCAGAGGTTTCCTAAACCTCAGGTTGGGGGTTGGAGTCCCCCACCAGCCACATAGCCGGCCATAAGGTCGGCTATTTTAGTATAAGCAAATAACCAGCAAATAAGAAAAGCAATGAAAATCAAGGTATTACTAACCAAAGAGCAAGAGTTTGAGGTAAAGGAGCAAGATATATACAACCTCATCATCAGGAATATAGAAGCTAACGGAAGGGATCAACACGATCCTAAGTCCGTAAATGACTACCTTTACCTGATCCCAGACATGCTGAGGGTCGCTATAAAAGATAGATTTGACCGATATTACAAGGACAACTACGACATATTCAGCTTAAAGGATCAAGTAGAGACAGTCAAGGAAGTTCAAGAACAGGTGCTGTCTATTCATCGCGAGAAGATGGAAGAGTACAACGAGCGAATGAGGAAGAGAGAAGAGACGAACAAAGCGCATCAGCACTACAACGATCTCCTCAAGAAGCTGCCTAAGTCCCAGCAGACAGCCTTCGGTCCCCTCTTCATAGAGTCGGTGGATGAGCGTGGCATTAATATGCGACACGAGAATGGAGAGCTGTATGGAATTAAGGAAAATAAAGAAGATGGCTACTTCGACTTCAGTGGCATTAAGGAAGATCTACCTTTCCTCAAGGACTTAAAGTTCTACATCAACATCAAGGATATCGAGGACTCGATCATGAAGTCAAACTACTCAGGGGTGAAGATAACCCCGGACAATGGTCCATCTATCTTCATCCCATTCAACTCAGACTACGACAGGGATAATCACTATGCTACCATTGGTCTCACCTACAATGGTGTGATGGTGGCTAGTATAACAATCTAAATACAGAACTTATGAAGAAAGAAGAAATCCAGGCCATCAAGACCCAGATGCAGCAGTACACAGGTACTAAGACCATCATGGCTGTACCGATGTCACGAGGGGAGTACAACGTCCTACGCGGCTGGGAAATGCCAGCAGATGAGAATCCAGCGGATCCAGGCTATCTCGTCCAATACGAAAACGACAGCAAGGCTAACGTAGAAGGCTTTGATGGATATGTCTCCTGGTCTCCTCAGAGGCCATTTGAGGAGGCTTACAGAGCCTCAGGGACCTATGACCAGCGTCTCCTCATCGAGATGGAGGAGCTCGCAAAGAAGATCTTCAAACTAGATGAGTACGTGCGCAACATGGATCCGGATAGAGAGAATTTCTATCTACTAAACATCCAGCTCGGAGTCATGCAGTCATACTACGCTGTGCTCAAGGCTAGATACGAAAGTATCAAGAAGAACCTCAAGTAATCAATATCACAGAAGAGATAACCCCATCCTTCCTCAAAGACTAACACTCAATGAGGAGGATGAGGTTATTTTAGTATAAGACGCAAAAGAATATGGAAATGAAAAATTTAGAACTAAAGAGAGGGTATCAACAGATAGCTTCACATAAAACCATAGCTAGCTTCAAATTCGCTAACATGAATGTTCAATACACCTATGTAATGAGCCAAGTGGAGATCGATGAGGAGAGAGCAATCTATGCTGGATACCTAATGAGAACCATTAAAGGGCCAGATTTGAAGGTGATGGGTGAAATAATTAAGACCTGGGTAGACAAAACACCATCTTACGAAGATGACCTACACAAGCTAATCAACAAGGACCGGGAGATGCTAGTGAAGCAGATCCTGCAAGAAGAAGAAGATGAAGAAGACAATGAGTAAAGACTATAAACTATACATAGCGTCGGTAAGCCTGCCTATCGAGATAAAGCCCAGAATCTACGCAGTCATAGCCGACGAGATAGTTAAGGATGGGGTGATCGCCATAGCAGTAAGAGAGCAGTATCATCTCTGCGACGGCGATATCCCTAACCCTAAAGTAAAGAAGGTCATCTATGACTTAGTGGACAACAAGATCATAGATGGTGGTGGAGAACGATTCTACATTGTCAGAGCACTCAAGGAGAGTCGAATCCCACTAGACACTAAATTCCAGATGGTAAGAGCTAACACAGCCTTCGAGGCAATGCAGGCTTCCTCAAAAGCCTTATGGCTGAGGAAGGACAAGACTCTCAGATGGGAGGCAAAGGAAGCCACTCTTGTCGAAGACTTATTCGATATCATCCACCTAGGATCAATAAGCGAAAACTAACACAAGCATCAAGATGAAGACAGCAACATCAACAAAAGAACTAAAGTGGCGCGGCTACTCAGATGAGGGTGTAGAGATCTACTACGCATCAGTGGACAATGAGGAAGGGGAGAAGATCGCTGAGTACACTATCAAGATCTACGGAGCCAAGGGGCATCTCTACATGCAGCACACAGTAAAGAAAGCTGATGGGTGGCCACTATACGGAGGAGAATACCTCATTGATGAAGCACGCAGATGGACCCTTGACTGGGCGAAGGGTGTAGCAGAGAAGCACTTCAAGGAGAATTACAAGCAAGTAGAGCAATGAAACAGTCACTGACCGACAGAATCGCACTGTGGTGCGTTAAAAACATCGGGGTGGATGGATGCCTCCACTTTATAGCGATCGCCTCACTGACGAAGATTGTGAGCCTCCTATGGGGTATCTGGGTAGCTATCGCCATCTCTGCGGCTATCTCGGTAGCTAAGGAGGTGTGGGATGCTAAGAGAGGCAGCTACTTTGACAAGAAGGACCTAGCCTGTGACGCACTGGGCATTCTCTTCGCTCTCCTCATGTCCTTATAGAAGTATTACCTTTGTGCCATGGGTCCTGAGGAAAAGCCAAAGGGCATAACTATATCATATAGAGTATGGCAAAAAAGTATGTATACATCAAGGAAGAACCTATCAGTGCCGCAGGTCCTGATGGTACGACCGTGAGGAAGGAGGGGTTTATCCCTACCAAGGCTGAGGATATCAAGGTAGAGCAGATCGACGAAAACGGAGCTAAGCTCAACCAGGAGTACTACCTGAGCTGGGTAAACCAGACCGGTGCTAAGCCCAAGCAATGGCCCGATGGTCGTCTCGGTCTGGTCGCCGAGATGGAAGACGATACCAAGAAGTATTGGATCCTCGGGCAGGACGGCAACGTCCGTGAGTACAAGAAGTACCCTGGTGGTGGCTTCTTCGTAGAGGACTGGAAGCGTAAGCTCGACCGTTCCTTCGGTATCACTGATGAAATGTGGGAGCGTAAGGACAAGAAGATCGACCTGATCCATGCCTTTATGTTCTTCGTGCTCATCATCGTACCAGCATTTGCGGTAGTAGGAAGCCTAGCATGGTGGCTACACAACGCAGTAAACTAACAAGTCAAGGGGTGGGCCTAGTGCCTGCCCCTAACTATTTAACAACAAACAATTATGATCAGTAAAGAAGAAGCTAAATACATTTGCACTGTTGCAAAAAGAAACATCAGGGAGTCTCTCGCAACTCACAGCATCTTGGATGACCTTGAGGAATACGCAAAAGAGCACCACGCTGATGACGAAGGTCTCATTAAGCTGGTAGAGGAGCTCGACAAGGCTATGCAGAAGAGGGCTCATGCCGATCGTATTCTTGATGGCATCATCCTGTATCACTACGATGAAGCGTAAGGACCAGATGCGTTCGCTACCTTTGTAGTGCTATAATGTCGCACCCTTCCCAGGGTGTGTGAATTGAAACAATAACACAGGAAATATGAGAAAGCTAAAGGTCAAGAAGACCAACCTAATGAAGATCATCGATGAGCTTCAGAATACCGTAGCGTGCTACAAGGCACTCCACATGAACGAAACAGACGAATGTGCCTATATGGGCGAGGAGTGCTTCACCTCAGAAGTGTTGCGCGTAACTGACACTGAGGATGATTGCTATACCTGTCTCCTCACAAACAAAGATCTCTATGAGGTCCTAAGAATCACCAAGCGATACCCAGAGACCATCTTTGTCTGGATTGAAGAGCTTCAGCTGTGGGGCCTCGTGATTCAGTCCTTTGGTATGCTCTACAGTGGTGTAGAGATGTACGAGGTGGCTGAGGATGGAGATGAGGATGTGATGGAGGTAGAGTTCCCATTCCCTGGGGAGGATGACCCTGAGGAGGACGACGATGAGGAAGAGGATGAGGAATAATCCTTATCTTTGACCTGTCGTTACTGACAAGCTGTATCGCCAAGGCGACATAGTTGTGCTTATTATAGTTGATGGTATTGGGGGTGGCTTCTGACGAGGTCACCCCCTTATCTAAGAAAACCAGTAACATGAGTACAAAGCATAAGAAGAAAAGAACTAAGAATTACAAAGGACCGCCTATGGATAGAGAAGGAATGCGCAACGCGTTAGTACGGTTGCTTATGGTAAACAAGGCTAAGCACATCCTCCTCAACCTACCTACAGGCTTTGGGAAGTCCGCGCTGTCTATTGAAGTGATCAACTGCATCAAAGACATCAAGAGCGTGCTCTTGCTTGTCAATGAGGTAGGTCACGGCAAGAACTGGGAAACGGAGTTTGAGAAGTTCCTGAGGAAGGAAGGAGTAGAATGCGAGACCTATTGCTACCACTCTATGCACAAGCTAGCTGGTAAGGAGTACGATCTCATCATAGCTGATGAGGCACATCACCTAGTCACTGACAAGCGTAAGGAGGCGTTCATGGATCTCAAGTCCACATACACTGTCTTCCTCAGTGCCACCCTCAAAGAGAATGAGGTCCTTCTCCTCAGACACTTTAGGCCAGGACTCAAGAAGCTCAAGGTGTCCTTGAAGAACGCCATTAAGTCTGGTGTCTTACCGGAGCCTGAGATCTGGGTGATGCACTCTAGCCTTGACAACAGGGTAGCCAATCAGTTCATCAAGGTTGTACGTGATCCCAACAAGCCCTTCACCGTCAAGGCTGGCTACGACAAGAGGTTCTTCTGGCTGTCCAAGAAGCATAACCCATCAGCCAATGTGCTGATCAGTTGTACGGAGAAGCAGTACTACGACTACATTGAGAGCCGAGTAGCCTGGGCTAAGGATAACTTCGACCAACAACCCACAGAGTACAACAAGCAGGTGTGGCTTAACGCCTGTATAGAGCGCAAGAAGGTCCTAGGGGAGATTAAGACATCACGAATCAAGAGTATCACTGATCGCATCCGCGCTAAGGGTAAAAGGTTCGTATGCTTCGTCTCCTCAATAGACCAGGCTGACGCTCTCAACTACGAGTGCAGCATCCACTCTAAGAAGAACAACAATCAAGCAATACTCGACAACTTCAATAACGGACAGACCGATGAGATCTTCGCTGTAGGTATGCTACAGGAAGGCTACAACCTCTTCGACTGTGAGGTAGGTGTTATCTCTCAGCTCGATGCAGGGGAGCGAGGTGTGATTCAGAAGGTAGGGCGTGTCCTACGACATGATAAGCCTCTTGTGGTCATCCTATGTATCGACAACACCAGAGATGAGGACTTCCTCAAGTCGGCCCTTGAGGTTATCGGTGATAGCCAGAAAGTGTACCACTCAAAATGACAGACATTTCATTCGGACAAATCATATTCAATGACGCTTATCTGGAGAGCATAGGGCTCACCTACCAGGAGATGGCGCTACTCATGAGTAGTAGAATGCTCGTGGCACCTAAGGGTACCGGAGAGCACCTCTACAATGAGATAGGGCATATCGTGAATATCGTCAAGGAGGGTGATGCATACTTTGCAACAGCTGAGACTGACGCTATCATCTGGAAGGCTATGAGGTTTGGCTCTAGGGAGATGGATGAGGTAGAACTCGCCAGGGAGCTTCTCTTCCACTACAAGCCAGGCAAGAAGGACAATATAGTCTCTCTCTCTTCCTCAATCCGAGCGTTCCGACAGAAATACCCACAGATCTCTATATGGTCGCTCAGAGAGGCTATATCAAAGTACAGGAGTACTAGGACGATCATAGAGCCACTGCAGATGCATAAGGTGATAGCCCATATAGATGCAGATATGAACTTCCAGAGCGTCATATACCACCACGTCAAGAACATCAGACACATATTAAGATGAGTAAGATACGATCTAGCGCTGAGGAATTGACGCTAGCTAGACAGCTAAGGGCGCTCTACCCGAAAGGGAAGAGGCCAGGCTACTCAGTGCCGTTTGCTGGGGCACCAGCGAACATAGCAATATCACTAACCAACTTCCGTACAGTCTTTGACCCCAATAGGGAGATTGAGGAAGAGGTCATCATCGAGGCTACTAAGAAGTACGTCGACTCACTACGAGGAGACTGGACTTACCTGAGAGGCCTTGAGGACTTCATCTTCAGCTACGGAGGCACACCACAGAATCCTAAACATGAGTCCTACCTCCTCAACTGGATCGAGCTTGGAGACGAGATGATCGTAGAAGAAGAGGACTGGACACAAACCCTAGTATAACAAACAGACAAATGAAGATTTCACACAGCATGATCAAGAATGGCGATGGCTATCAGGCTACCATCTGCCTTTACAGCGAGACTGATCCCTTAGACCAGCCTGTATACACACACTTCGTAGCTGAGACACCAAAGTCAGCCATCGTAGGAGCACGCCTCAAGATGCTCGCTCTATTTGAGAAGGCACAGAGCCGAGCCATCAATCAGCGTATCGAGGTAGGTGCTCTTCTCCTCAAACTAGACCCCAATGAGTACGGCGAAGAAGAGGTCACTAACGGATAAAGTCCTGGACCTCATAGGTGCAGCTCAGGCTGTAGATGATGTCCAGCAGAATATCATACCTTTGTCCTTCCAGAGGTTCAAGCGGAGCTTTCCTGGCATACAGAGAGGGACGTATCACCTGATCACGGCTTACTCAAATGGAGGTAAATCACAGTTCACCTGTGCCTACTTCCTCTTTGAGCCCATCCTCAAGGCGTTCTACTCTGGTGGGCGTACCAAGGTCAATGTCATAGCATTTCCTCTTGAGGAGACGCAGGAGGATATTATGCTGAGGTTCATCAGCTACCTACTCTATCGTAACATCAAGAAGATCGTCCCTAAGTCGGTCCTCAAGGGTACTCACCCTGAGAAGAAGATCGATGAGGAGACGAAGAAGTATATGGAGACAAGGGACTTTCAGTCCTTCCTCAGATACTTTGAGTCTTGTATGTACTTCAGCACGGCTGACACGATGGAGGGGGTAGAGTATGATGTAGACAGATACGCCGATATGCACGGCACCATAGAATATGAGGAGAAGGAGGAGACGGATGAAGTGACCGGGGTGATCACCACTACCAAGGTACCGGAGTCCTACAAGATTGCAGACGACAACAAGTATGTGATCATCTGGATCGACCACCTCTCTCTAATCACGCCGAGCAAGGGTGAGTCCCTCAAGGCCTCTATGGACCGACTGAGCAAGTACCTCAAGAAGAAGGCAGCTAACTTCTACAAGTTCATACCTGTGGTAGTCCAGCAGCAGTCAGGGGAGAATGAGACGCAGGAAGCTGTCAAGGCTAAGCGCACTCGACCTACACGCTCAGGTCTAGCTGACACTAAGTACACATATAGGGATGCTGATGTTATGATGGGGATCTACTCACCAGCTGTACACGACATCCCTCAGTACGCAGGGTATGATATCAAGAAGTACAGAGATAACATCAGATTTCTATCAATCGAAAAGAACAGGGACGGAGAGGTTGGAAGTACGATCGGACTTATTTTCTGTGGAGCAATGGCCTTCTTCAAGGAGGCTAAGAAGCCGGAAGGTGAGGCTGGATATGTAGCTGACGACCTCAAATTAATAGAAACATTCAGAAAGTAATAAGCATGGCAAAAGCAATCATTGTCGCTGGTAAGACTGGTACAGGCAAGTCTTACTCAATGCGCAACCTCAGGCCTGAGGAGACGCTGATCATCAACGTCGTGCCATTGAAGGACATCCCCTTCCGTGGCTATAAGAAGAAGTTCAACACGCAGAACCGCAACTTCGTAGAGACTGACGACTACCATCAGATCATGAAGTTCATCGCCTCTACCAAGGCTGATGGTCCCCTCAAGCATATCAAGACCGTCGTCATCGATGATACGATCTACCTGATGCGTAACGAGAGCTTCAACACTATCCGCGCTGGGGAGAAAGGCTACGACAAGTTCAACCGCATGGCGGCGAACTTCCAGGAGTTACTCTACTTCCTTTCGAAGCAGCGTGCGGATCTGCAAGTAGTCCTGATGATGCACGTAGAGAAGGACGACGACACCACACTGGAATTTCCAGAGTACAAGCTCTCCTCAGTAGGTAAGCTGGTAGACAAGCAGTCTAACCCGCTGGAGCTTGTCACCGTCACCCTCTTCACAGACGTAGAGTTTGATGATGAGGAAGACGAACCTATCTATCGCTTCATCACTCGCAGGACTAAGCGTCATGGCTTCACCATCCCAGCTAAGTCACCTGTAGGTATGTTTGAGGAGAGGTACATCGATAACGACCTTCAGACAGTCCTCGACATCTCACGTGAGTACTATGAGGAAGAGGGGACTATGGTAGAGCCTCCTAAGAAAGAAGAGAAGCCCTCTGCAGCTAAGCCAGCCAAGCCAGCCGCAGAGATCAAGTAATAACCATTAACAATTATAAGCATGGCGTCAAGAACAGAAGTAACAGCAATGCGCTGGATCCTCAAGGTCATCGAAGACTACAACGCTAAGGTAGCCGGTCTTGAGGAGAAGAAGACAGTAGTAGCATCTAAGTGCGAGGAAGAAGCTCAGCGTGCAGCACAGCGCGCGGCTGAGGCCGTACGAGCTCGCTACGCCAAGAAGCTAGAGGCTATGGGTGTAGAGGAGGAATCCTACAAGACACTCATCGACCTCAACGCTGAGCACCTCAAGAAGCTCACCGGTGGTCTTAGCCCCAAGGAGTTTGCTGACCTCAGTCACGACGAACAGATGAAGATCGTAGTAGTCATCCCTAGCGAGGAAGACCAGGAAGAGACTGAAGAAGAACAGCCCGATCTCGATGCTCCTGAGGAAGACGAGACACCAGATCTCGATCCTGAGGAAGAGGATGACAATGACACCGTACCAGTAGAGGATGCTGACACCACGGAGTTCGTACATCCTTCAAGCTACGATCATGAGGAAGAGGACAAAGATCCCTTCTCCTCGTCTATCGATGACCTCCCCTTCAACTAATCAAGAACCATTCATAACAACATAACAAGACAAGTATTATGGCATTTGCAAAAGGCGAAAACAATCAGTCGCTCTCCCTCAACTCAGAAGCACGTGACGTGTATGTAGGTATCACACCTGTACGTATCACCGCAGTAAACCCTACCAACGCTGAGCTCAGCGAGATCCTCGGTCGTAAGATCGAACGTGACGAGCCTAAGTACTCAGGCACCGCAGAGTACAAGGATGAGCAGGGCAATGTAGAACGCACAGTAGACTATGTAGACATCGTCTTCCACGTAGAGACGCTTGAGGAGATGGCAGATGGGCGTAAGCTCAACTCTTCCATCCGCTTCCGTCTCTACAAGGAGTTCTTCCAGTCTAAGGGCGACAACGGCAAGCCTATTCGCTATCAGGTAATCGATAAGTATGGTAACACAGCATGGGCTACGGCCGAGCAGGTAGAGGCTAAGCAGGAGGTCGTATATGACAGCGGCTTCAAGGCTCGCATCTTCCCTGGCTTCCGTCGTGCTGTACGTGGTGAGGAAGATCTCGTGAAGTTCATCCGCACATTCCTCCAGATCCCCGAGACGCATCAGTACGACAGCAACACGAAGCAGTGGCTCCCCATCGCCAACCTTCAGGAAGCTGAATGCTGCATCGATGATATCAAGAGCCTCCTCGCTGGCAAGATGAAGGAGCTCAAGGGTATCGTCAAGGTCGGTGAGCTTCGTGCTATCAAGCTGATGTTCACGGCTCGACAGGACAAGGATAACCCATCGGTATTCTACCAGTCGATCTACAATCGTCTCTTCTTCACCTCGTATGCTAAGTCTACCTATATCAACAAGCAGGTAGCTAAGCACATCGATGAGCTCGCCGCCTTCGGTGGGTCTATCAAGGATCAGTTCTCTACGGATGCTATCGCACCCTTCGCAGCCAACACGATCTCTACGTTCGCTACCACGCCTAAGAACGTAGGTGCAGCTACGGCAAGCAGTGCTGAGCTCTCCGGGGATGATGATCCCTTTGGTGACAGCGCCAGCGCAGATCCCCTCGCAGGAGGAGCAGCAGCTGGTGATGACGATCCCTTCGCTAATGAGCCAGCTCCGTTCTAATGGCGTTTGGACTGGGAACAGTAGATGGTGACCGGTTCATAGATGAAGCTCGGGACCTCGCCATGCTCAAGGAATACCTTGGCGTGGAGAGGATCCCCTGCCTCATCAGATCTCCAATGAGACTAGATAGAGGTGCCTCCTTCTCGATCTTCAAAGGTCGAAAGGGAGGCATTCTTTATAAGGATCATGGGACCGGCGAATCAGGGTCTGTGTTAAAATTGATATCTTTGCTCACAGGCGAGACAAGAGCCAAGCTCATCGAGGACTTCGGGAACAAGACTATCAAGAATCACAACAGGTTACAGATGGAGGTTGTAGATCAGATCATAGACATATCAGTCACTACGCGCGAGTTCAGTGCGGTGGATGAGAAGTATTGGTCTGCCTATGGTATCACCACTAAGGACCTTGCGGAGTTCGGTGTATATGCTGTTAAGACTATCAGTATCAACAGAGGTAGTGGATATAATACCTTCCCAGCGGAGGTGCTATCCTATGCCTATGTAGAGAATAAGGACGGACGTATGCACATCAAGGTCTACCAGCCGAAGAGTCAGAAGCTCAAGTGGCTATCTAACACCGATGCTTCAGTGTGGAACCTGTGGACTCTCCTGCCTCCTCAGGGGAAGAGACTCATCATTACATCATCTAGGAAGGACGCTATGTGCCTGTGGAAAACTTTAGGTATCCCAGCTACAGCTATGCAGTCTGAGGGTACCAAGCCCAACCATAAGGTGATGATGGATCTCTTTAAGCGTTTTGAGGAGGTGTACCTATTGTACGATAACGACTTCGAGTCTAGCGTCAACAACGGACAGCACTACGCTGCGGTGTTACGTGAGAAATATCCCAAGCTCATCAACCTGGTCCTACCTAAGGACTATGGATGTAAGGACCCCTCAGATCTTGCAGAGACCTATGGGGTGGATATTATGGCCGAGGTTGTGCTGACACTAATGTATCATGACGGGAAACAAGAAGATCAGGGGAGCCTCCTGGACGGAGTACAAGGGGATCAAATTCCGTTCTAAGCTAGAGGAACGGTTCTTCAAGGTATGTGAGAACCATGGCCTCAATGTTATCCACGAGCCGAAGAAGATGACGCTCATGGAGAAGTTTGAGCCTAAGAAGGTGAACTTCCACTCATCGATGTACAAGATCGTGAATGTGGTAAGGGCCATCACATACATGCCTGACTTTGTCTATATGACGAAGACCCAGCTGCACATCATAGAGTGCAAGGGATTCGCCAATGACGTTTATCCTGTCAAGAGGAAACTTATACTACAATACCTAGAACAGCTCAAAACTGATCTCGAGATCCACTTCTGGGAGATCAAGACAGTCAAAGACATCAAAGAATTTATCGAACATACTAAGAACAATGAGTAACCATCCAGACTTTAGAGACCTTGCTTGGGACGTGAGCGAGGAAGTCTATCGTGCGGATCCGGCCTTGTCGTATAGTAAGATCTCTCGCTTCCTCAGGGAAGGTATAGGAAAGATCGATAACCTCGACGACAAGGTCACATCTGCATCCTTGACCTTCGGGTCCCTGGTAGACTGTCTCTTCACAGCGCCAGAGGAATTTCCTGAGCGGTACGTAGTAGCCAATGAGGACAACGTGCCATCAGGGAAATTGAAGGACGTAATAGACCTTCTCCTTTCCTCAACCACTTATGCTAAGGTGGTAGAAGTCCCTGAGGAAGAGATACACAAGGCCTGCATCGAGGCTAAGTACTACATCGATGATAGGTACAAGTCCTCACGACTAAAGAACGTACACGGCTGTGCTGAGTACTTTGACGCTGTGAGGAAGACGCAGGGGAAGAACATCATCACCCAGGACCAGCTGGACAAGGCTATGGCCTGCGTCAATGCTCTACGAGCTAATACAGGCGTATCAAAGCTCCTAGAGGTACCTGTGTTCGATGGAGAGATCTTCTACCAGCAGAAGTTCACAGCTAAGATGGGCCGTGTAGGATTGCGCTGTATGGCAGATATCATCACTGTGGACCACGCCAAGAAGCTGGTGAGGATAATTGACCTCAAGACCACTAGCAAGGTCGAGGACGACTTCCCAGAATCAGTTATCGAGTGGAACTACGGCATTCAGGCTCAGATGTACTACGATATTATCAGGGCCAGGATGAATCAGCACGAGCAGTTCAAGGACTACGAGCTTGATGACTTCCACTTCATCGTGGTGCGTAACAACGGCACGCCACGACCTCTAGCATTCAAGTTTGATCAGACCAAGGGCGGCAAAGTTGGCTATACCATAGGAGACCACAGCGTACCATCGTGGCGCAAGGTAGCTGCAGAGCTTGAATACTACCTCTCCTCAGGCGTTAGACACTACAAGGAAATCAACGCCGAGGAAGTGAACTCTATCGAGAACGTCTATGCGAAGAGGCTATAAAGCATCCACCGTTGTGATGACGGCAGAGAAGGGTCCTATACCATTAAGGGACGCTAACGGTTGCACCTTCCTCACAGAGGAGGGGCTACGTAGAGGGCGTATCATGTATGGGGAGCCTACACGACTCAAGACTTGCTCTTATGTACCTATCCCTATGTTGGGATCAGTCCAGACACCTGTGGCGGTGATGCCTGAAGAGATTGAGGAAAGGCCTGACGGTCTTTTCCTTCCTTCTTTTTCTTCTACTCTTCCTCTCTCACACATTATGATTGAGAGAGAATCTGAGAGGGAGTGGTTTGCCTATGGTGTTTTGGTTGGGGTGCATAGACGTGAGGAAAGGATGATGACAGACACACTAACCATCTTTGATGAGCGAGCCTTCAGCAAGTTGCAGAAGAGTGCGCTACTCTACATCAAGGAAGGGCAGAGAGGCTTCCGTGTCCTTAATACCATAGCGGTATCTAATAGGGGCGATGTGATCAACAGCAGTCAGGTATCAGTTAAGCATAAGGTTGCGTACTTGCGAGGCCTGATGTCCGGACTGATTAAGGAGATCACTAACACCTATAACGATCACGCAGTCATATACAGAATGGCAGATATGTCCGATGAGGAGATCAAGATGTCCTGTGTATCTGGCATGTGGTATATAGGACACGGTCCTTTCGGTCCTAAGTTCATCCCGAGACTACAGGAGAACGACCTTGCGGTCAAGAGAATCCTGGAGGATAGGGAATGGGATAATGTGTGTAACGTGTACTTCCCGGGTACAGATCAGCCCATAAGATTTGCCGCACGCAACGGTATTGCTTTACGGTCTATATCAAAAGAAGACGCATTCAGGGAATAAGGTAAGGGGGACCAGTTGCAGCTGATCCCCCTTATTACCCCTATATAGTACAATCAAAGAAAGAATAGAAATACTAAGAACAAAACAAATATAAGTGCAATGAAAACGATCCGCAATTTTATCTTCACTCGCGAGAAGAAGGCCATCACGAGTATCACACGCAAGTACGAGCAGCGTACTATCCTTGACCTCAAGGTATCAAATATCAAGGTCACAGGCTTTCTCTATGAGGAAGAGACAGTATGGTTCGGTGGTCTCTTCTCCTCACGCCACTTCCGTAAGGAGATCGTGAGTAACCTACCAGCCTCAGTAGCCCTGGGTATGGAGCGCATGTCCTATGAGATGCTCATCAGGGATATTGAGAACGAGCTGGATGAGGAAGCCTTCAAGTACCTGAAGAAGGGCTATGTGCGAGAACCATACGACAAGCCTGAGGCTAAGGGCCACGAGGGCTTCCACGTAGAAGCATGCTAACAACGACTAATAAGCAACGACTATGACTATCGGAGAACAGATTTACGAATCCAAGGTACGAGTGACGACAAGCAAGCGGCACCTTGAAAATCCCAACGAGAGAGGTCTTGAGATTCTCCTCAAGGACTTAGACTGCTGGGATGACGTTGAGGATCTCCTAGAGGAATACTATGGGGATAATGAGGAAGGAGAACTCGAGGTGAAGATCCTTGAGGTGGAGGGCATCGATGATGACCGTATCTACAAGGAGGGCAGCAACGAGATCGATGGGTCCTTCTTCACGACCAAGGACGCATTTGACGAGCTAGATGAGGACCTGCATGAGGCCTTCGAGGCTTACATCTGCAACTACTACTTTAACCCATGGGAGATAGATACAAGCGACTCAGCCAGCTTCGAGGACCGATACAAGGGCCAGTACTACAGCGAAGAAGACTTTGCTGAGGAGCTAATGAACGAGTGCTATGGCGAGGAGATCGAGAAGGTAGAGAACATCTCACCCTACTTCAGATTCGACCTTGACGCTTTCGCAAGAGATCTCTTCATCAGTGACTATACATACGTTGATAACGAAGTAATTGGCAAGCCAGGCTTCGTATTTTCAGACTACTAATATGGACGGAGGATTAAGACGCGCACGACTCTACGTCACGACACAGCTCATTGCTATGCGCAATGACGACACGAAAAAGTACAGCATCGGTAAGTGGACCACCCCAGGTAACTATGACTCTGTAGAGGAGTATATGGCTGCCTGCAAGGCTCTCTTCCCTAAGGAGAGGAATCCAGATATCCTCTTCCTCAAGACCTCTAACTTTCCTCAAGGACTTATCTGCGAGGGAAGACTCTCTCAGGCCTTCTACAAGGTCCACAGAGACCTTCTTGAGGAAGAGCTGGAGGATTACCTCATCTGGGAGGAATGGGCCAACAGAGGCTGCAAGAGAGGCCCAGGAAAGCCTTATGACTGGCCTATGTATGTATGTGAGCCTGCACTCTTCAGAATGCAGCTGGTAGGTAAGGGATATGAAACACTTGAAGACTTCATTCATGCTAACAAGTGCTGGATGGATCATCGCTTTCCTCAATTCCAATTCCTACCGTCAGAGGCTATGGCTGAGGAAGAGACAGTGAAGGCTTGCTATGAGGCCTATAAGGGTAGGATCTTCCTCAAGCAGTTAGATGTGCCAATAGATATTAAGTAAGAAACAATGGGAGAAATCATAAGAATGGAAGGTAAGCCGGTCAAGATCAATGGAGCCGAGTTTACTATCACGATGACGACAGGCTTAGAGACGGTCTGTTCGGAAGGCAATTACGAATCAGCATCTCTATACATCAGCATCAAGTACGACAAGACAGCAGAGGAGCTCAAAGCCTTAGCTGATCAAGGAGACGTGAGCTGGAGTCCTGTAGAGGGCATCCAGAGCTGGGAGGATGGCCAGATTAGACTCGTCAAGATGGTCCAGGAGAACCTGGTCAACTTCTACGAGGAAGCTGATGGTCTTAATGCTGGAACAGCAAGAGAGCTTAGCTCGGTAATCAACGAGGAGTACCCAGACGAAAGCTCTATCCTATATTCAGCCTCATACGACAAGGCTAAGGACGAGGTAGATATCTTCGTTGCCACAGACGAGATAACAGATGGAATGATAGACCACGAGATCGTCAAATATCATACCATCATCACAAAAGAATCATTCAAGAAGGAACAATAATGGACAAGAACAAGGAAGAGCTGATAATCGGTAAATTTTGGTTTGAGGCTGTGAATCAAGACCTGGAACACATTTGGAGCAACGACTTCGAGGAGTTCAAGGAGTATTACGATGGGTACTACAAGTCCCTTGATCACTATGCACAAAGCATGATCGAGCATTGGGATAGATCCAACTTCATCCCTATTCAACTCAGCGGTAAGATCAAGCCATGCGACGTGCTAAACGACGAGTACTACATGAGTGAGGTATACCCATTCTGGGGACCTAACCCCGATAATCCAGATGAGACAGTGGTCTACATCTTTCACACACAGGAGTACTACGACCGCATGAATCAGTAAGTGATAAACGACAAGGATATGAATAAGATCGGATTATACACGATATTGCAGTCCCTGGACTGGAAGGTAGTCGATAAGATAGAACAGCCCATCAACCCTGAGGAAACAGAGGAGATCAAGATGATCAGGCTCATCAGGGCATTCAATGTCCAGCTATCTGAGAACGAGCGTTCATACTACCAAATAGAACGAGGTTACGAACATAGGCCTTCCAAGCTCAGCATCGTAATCGTCGGAAATAATGGGGAGGAACATGAACTCAGTCCATTCGCAGAGACCAGAGGTGATATAGGTGAACTGATGGAGCTAGCAGAGAAGGATAGGGTCAAGAATATCAATAGTCTCGCATATAGAACCACCAGCCAAGCTGAGATCTTAGAGGATATGATGCCACCGCTGAACTGGGAGGATGTAGAGTTGCCAACCATGTCAGGCTTGAAGTCGTGCATGTACGCAAAGATCCTAAGCCTGAGCAAGGATGGCGAGCTGTACTTCCTCATCTCCCAGGCCCCCACAGGAAGGTACTATCTGGAGATAAAGTGCTGCCTAGACTCAGAGGATACGGTCAAGGAAGTCATCTACACAGACAACGACATAGAAATGGTTAAGAACTTTGCTAAGCGGTACAGGCTGTATCAGGTAGCAAAGAGTCTTACCGGAGGATAATCACCTGAGGAAGGGAGAGTAGGTGGAGACATCTTTCTCTCTTCCTCAACCACTATAACTAAGATGAAACAACAAGACAACTATGTATACAGATCGAAAATTCCAGGCCTACCCAGACGCTAAGGTCTACGTAGTGCCATACGAAGAGTTCCAGAAGATGGATCTCAACGACACCGAGACTAAGCACACGTGTGGTCAGTGGGTAAGCCTATGGGAATGGCCCAGTACTAAAGCATTCTACAACCATTGCGCTCTACTACACTACGGATATGAGCGAATACCACCACGGATCATTGCCACTAGCGATATGCCAGCGTTCTTCATGAAGAACTTCAAGCTGCGACCTGAGTTCTTCGAGATCAACCAGAACCTCTCAAGTTGCCAAGCCAAGGCATACGAGTTCTGGGTAGAGGCTCAGATGGAGCACTTCAAGGGGGATGAGGAGAAGGTCAGACTAGATATCGATTCCTTCTGGGATAACCATCTGGGATCCTATGATGACGTAGAGGACTTCGCAGACTCGGTAGAGTCGGATCCAGTGCGATACGAACTTGACGTGGATGTAACCGGGATGACCAAGGAAGAGATGCTCGCCTCAGAAGAGTTCATGAGTTGCTTCATCTACGGAGGAGAGTACAACTACTTCTTCAAGAAGCCTAACTGGTAAGAATATCTCTTACCACAATACTAACTATAAATATATATACAAGAAGAGGGGAAGGTGCTGATTATCAGTGCTTTCCCCTTTTTTTTATTATACAGCGCTGTATAAAGAATCTGAATTTAGTATACAGCATTGTATAAAATCCAAATACTTTCATTACCTTTGCAGTACAGAACGATAACAACAGATAGATATGGCAACTCCAAGATGTCCATTCGCCATGGACTTAGCCCTTGAGGCAGAATTTCAGAACAGGTATAGGTACACCACACAGAAGGATCTCCACGTTGTAACAGGCGAAGGAGAGATGACTGACGTGGACTTAGCCGTCAGACAGAAGGAGATGGTAGATGTCTCACAACACGTGCGTGTCTACCCAAAAGGCTTTCAGGTAATGTCTAGGCTATCGCCATCAGCACTGATTATCTTCGCAAGACTATCTCAGGGTCTTGATGAGGAGAACTGTGTAGTGCTGGACGCAAAGGTTATTTCTGAGGAAGAGGGTATTGCTCTCAACTCTGTGTATCGTGGATTGCGTGAGCTGATTGAGAAGGCTGTTATCTCTCGCCGGCAGATACGCCGTTACTGGGTTAATCCTCTTTTTATGTCCCGAGTTAACCGAGTACGGCTTTATCAGGCTTACATGCGTGACGTGGTGGATCCCATTGAGGAAGCCAATACTATCTCTCTTGAGGAAGAGGTAGGCATTGTACCTGTGCTTGAGGAAGAGCCAAAGGACGCTATCGTTGTTGCCCTTATTCCTCAGGAGCTTGTACCGCAGAGTGTTGACGTGCAGGTTATCAATACTAACGAGAACGGCTATACGTATGTAGCTACTACGGAGCAGGCCTTGAAGGGTTCCCCGACCCTTAGCGCTTCTATACGCCCTTACCGTTTAGATAGGAAACGTTACGACCTTATGCCTTCTTCTCTTCCTCAACCGGCATCATCAGTTAAACCCAATATAGTAGAATCATGATCATCTTAGAACCATCGGTCTCCCTGTACGAGTGTGGAGACGATTTAGAGGCCCATATCGCACGATGTGCGAGCGTGTGCTACGATTCCTCACCGAAGGATAATAAGCGCCTCTGCGAGCATTTGTGGCGCTCTGGGCATAGGTCTATGTTCCGTCACACCACCAGGTATTACATGATACCATCAGATCACGCTCACGTAACAGCACGCCTCAGTCAGTTTACGCATGTAGTCTTTGAGCATGTTAGCCTTGGCAGGGACCTTAATGGACAGGCTGTATTTGGTGTAATAGCCTATGTAGCCAGCAATGGTCAGGCTTATGAGGAGAACGACAAGGAGTACCTACGTGAGGAATGGAGGATCCCTGCAGAGAAAGCCCCCGAGTCTATTCGCAGGTACACCATAGAGTGTGTCACCTCTATCGATATCTCGCGAGAGCTGAATAGGGTATCACCTAACGCCATAGCAGAGAGCAGCACGAGGTTGATAATCTATGGCACGAAGAAGAGACCGGACCTACCTATCCTCAAGACAGTGTTTGCTGATGAAGACCCTGAGCGCTGGGAGGATAGCCTGAGGAAGTTCAAGATAGACGAGGAGTACTACTTCTCTCTCCTCAGGAAAGGATACCCAGTGGATTACGCCAGGAAGCACCTCCCACTAGGTACGGCAACGAAGGTTGTCTACACTTACACCAGGCGCGAGTGGGATGAGATATTCCGAAAGCGTGTTGATGGAGAGACCGGTGAGCCACACCTTGACGCTAAGGATGTGATGACCAAGGCAAGGGATCTCCTGGATAAGCAGTAACTTAGGGGTGCGTACTTTCGGGTGCGTACCCCTTCTTTTTGGGATAGAATCACATATAATATAGACTATGCATTGTAGAATACTGAGCCCTGATACGTTCAAGAAGATCAAGGAGTTGATCGACAAGTCCGTACATGATGGGCAAGAAGGTGTGAGTCCAATCAAGCAACTGACATCCAGTACCGATAAGATTCAGGCGCTTATTGCTTATACCGAGATGACGCAAGGGTACATGTTCACTGATGAGCAGCTGACAAAGCCGAGCACGATCAAGCTGCTTGAGGCTAAGTACTCAGAGCTTGCTGCCAATGATAATACTGAGCAGGCAAGCAAGGTCCTGGAGAAGATCGGGGAAATGAAGCCTGATGGTAGACCTATCCAGGATACCGAAGGCTATAAGGGTGTTATGTCCTTTGTTCCTCACAGGATCAAGAACGCTCTTGTGAACCAGTCCTACAAGTTCCTCGATCAAGATGCCATATCTGTGGTTAAGGACCTCAATGGAGCTATCATCGTGGAGATGCTTGATAGGATACAGAAAAAGCTGGCGAGGTACGCTATAGACAGGAAGGACGTAGAGTCTAACATTTATCGTGTTGGCAGTATCGTCAATGATGGCTTCAAGGGATACCGCAAGGCTGATGGAAGCATCAATACCGGTGCTATCCTAAATGAGCTTGTGAGGAAGGGACAGGATGAGAAGGTCAGCCCTGACGCTATCAGCAGGATCAAAGAAACGTTTCTTGAAGTGGCCACTGAGCTGGTGCATGACGCTATGAAGGCGCAGATGTCCATCATTGACGTATTGCAGAGTGTAGCTGGCAATGGTGAGATCCGCATGTTGTCCATAGCCGAGCGCAACGCTATGGGGGTGGTTGACTCTACTATCTACTCGCTTATCGCCACAGAGGCTAAGAACATGATCGACAAGGGTGCGAGGACTCTGCGTGACGCATCGGTCCTTGGCTATAGGCAGAACCCAGACGCATCGGCTCAAGCTATTAAGTCTAGGCAAGAGAGGAGAAAGGGTAGGCTCCTTGAGGATATCGTCAAGGGAGTCGTCTCTTCTCTCCTCAAGAACGATAGTGGCTTCCTGTACGACTACAAGAGTAAGGAGGCTAAGGAGAAGCTCTATGAGGCCACCAAGAAGGCTGTAGAGAACCGCATAGGTAGGGCTAATAGGATGGCTAAGGAGGTCATCATCAGCAGGGCTATAAGGAATGTAGGTCTTGATGGTAAGACAGACTTTGCTATAGCTCTGAGACAAGGGATCAAGTTCGAGTACAGGTCTAATAACAGCCTTAACAGGACTAAGCTAGAGGAGCAGATCGCAGATGTCATAAGCAAGCAGAACGATCCTGAGATCACCAATGCTAAGGATGAGATCATCGAGGCAATCGCAACCGCCTATGGTGTAGTGATGAGCGAGAAGGATATCCTTCAAGGTCTCAGCACCGACATCACAGAAGACGAGAGGATGTTCCATCTTGCTACACGCAAGGCTGTGAAGGCAGTCCTGGGATCGACTGTAGCCTTGCAGAAGATGGAGGAAGCAGAAGGCCTTGAGGATGCGGACCAAGAAGAGGATGATGATGATAGCCCATACGTAGGCGACCTCTTTGATGGGCTCTATGAGGACGAAGGGGACCAGGCAGAAGACTCTGAGGAGACAGGAAGTTCTGAGGAAGGAGGAGACTCTGGAGAGGATGTCAGATTTATCGATGCTGAGGAGAAGAGCGTAATGTCCACCGTCACGCCTGCTGTAAGGGCACTCTTTGCAGTCATCGAGGATATCGGTCTTGATGGTAAGCCTGTGACTGACTCATTTGGGTACACTAAGTTTAAGCCACTTGGTGAGACTTTCAACACCCTAGCCTCAGTCATGGAGGGTATTGAGAACAGCGAGGATATGCTGGAACGCCTTGAGATGCTCGAGATAGTAGAGCCATGGGTAAAGCAGCTACGTCCATTCATCGACTACAGGAGGCACTCAGGTGCTAAGCGCAAGAGGATGAAGGCTATGGCCTCACAGCTCTTCTCCGCTATCAATAAGATAAGGATCAGCTATGCGAAACAGCATAGCGATGGGTATGTGACTAGCAGTGACAGATCTTCTAATGTCGACGTAATAAACAGATGGAGTACCAAGTTTAGAGAGACGTTTGGAACGGAAGGATTATCTCTATCTAGTGATGAGATCCAGAGGATTGGCAGCGAGATAAGCACATCTATCGAGGAGATCGTAAGACTAGAGAAAGAGAAATACAACCCTAACGAAAAAGAAGAGGAAAGTGTATCACGAGAAAGAGAGGAGAAGATAGCACAACAGCAAGCAAAGGCTTCTAAGCTACTTCAAAAAATAGGGATCTTCGTGGAGCCCAAGATGCTATCAGTGGAATGGACTAAGGCCGCGCAGGTCATTAGGGGTTACACCGATACGACAGCCTCAATAGCCCCAACGAAACCTGACTCAGGTAAGCCGCATGACATCTTATATGCGCTAAAATTCTCAGTAGCGAATTATGTAGCACAGCTAAAAGGTCTTGCTGATCAGTTCTCTGCAGATAAGAGGTTTGTATTGAAATCGCCAAACATGTTTGTCGGAGACAACAACTACTCTGGCGTTTACAACATGCTGACGAAAATCACAGCTGCTTTTTATACAGGCAAGCTGAGCTACGATACTACTGGCACCAGTGTAGACGGATTGCTGTTTGCCTCTAACCTTGCCCCCTCATACAGAGACATGGTATTCCAGGAGCTACAGGTTAGGGGGAATAATCCTCAAGCAAAGATTAGGAAAACAATCCAGGATGAATATCTTGATAAGGATGAGGTCTACAGGAATCAAGTCCCATTAAAGGAGATAGAAGGTAAGTACCCTACAGCTAACGCCTTCCTCAATGACGCTCATGCGGAAACGAACTACACGTTGAGGAAGTTCTCCAGGAAGCGTATCGTAGTTAACAATGGGCGGAAGATGAACAAGTGGGGAGGTGATGAGCTTGCCAATCTCTACTTTAACGCTCAGAGAGACCCGAAGAAGGAGTTCTACTGGGCTCACCTACCTGTGGCTGCCGAAGCATCAACCCTTGAGTTCGTCAAGGTAAGGAGGCTTTACCCATTGAGTAAGGATGGTGCGGATAGGGACTATGCAATAGACCACCTAACCATGCTAGCTTATAACGAAGCCCTGCGAGCCAAGCACGTAGCTTCTGGAAAGGCTATGGATATAGGTAAGCGTAAGAGTTTAGCTCACACATTCGTGTCACTACCTGGGCTCAATGAGTTCAAGGCGGACATCAATGGCGTAGAGTACAACATCATGGGCGCGCTGATAGATCAAGATCTAAGTGGTGATGACCTGGCTAAGTTCATCTACGAGTACAACAACGCAAGGGGAACGAGCGTCAGAGATATCTATGAGCTCCTGAGGGATGAGGTGATGGTGCAGTTCAACCAGGTCGTAAAAGAAGAGGTTGCCTTCTGGGATACTGTAGATCTAAAGAACAAGGTAGATGCGAATGAAGCGTATCAGCTCGCCTACAATGGTGTCTTTTGGAGGATCCAAATCGGTCATCTACTCTATGGTGACAAGGCTATACTTGGCAGTGTAGTCAATGAGGTCAAGCGTGCCAAGCAAGCACAGAGCAACATCCAGAGGCTTGACCTTGAGAAGAATGCCGTAAGACGTACTGTGGTTATCGGTGACCGCCTACTTCATAGGGTTACGAGAGAGATTGAGTCTATCCTCGAAAAGAAGCGCAAGGCTGGACTTATCACTGATGCTGGGTATGATGCCGCAATAAATGCGTATAACAATATCACAGCTACTGATGGTCAGGCCTGGCTGTCACCTACAGGCTATAAACGTGTCCTTGAGGGAACAGGTCAAGGTTATACTGATGGCGCTATTGAAGCCCTTGAGGAGATGGCTAATGCTATCAAGGAAGGCCGTGAGCCTGACTACAGCAAGATCAAGGACCACCGCTTCAACGTCATCAAGAGCCTCTACTATGGCGATATCAATGTTGATGACAACGGTAGGGATACCAAGGTCATCCAGCAGTACAAGCACTCTGAGGCTCTCCTCACAGGCCTTAATGAGGAAGGTGTATCGTCTCCCTTCCTCAATGCGCTTGTGAAGTTCATGGAAGATAATCAGATTGATGCTATTGAGTACGACAGCGCATCTAAGGTAGGTAACTATGCTACCGTTCACCTCAAGCAGTTCGACGTTGAGTCTACTAAATACCAGTTCAAGATCAACGGTCGAGCCAGAACTATCTCCGCAATCGATATCGAGATGTTTGATCGAACGATGGAGAAGTACATAAAGGAGCGTAAAATGACTGAGGCAGAGCTGGGCAAGCATAGGGCTGAGTTCTCTAAGAAGCGATCAGAGGAGATCTATGAGTACATTGAGACGCAACTTGCTGCATCAACCTCAGAGGTAGATATCAAAGGCAAGAAGAAGCTGGTGGCTGACAGAGACCAGGATGGCCGTATCATACTTGACGACAAGAAGGTCAAGGATATGCCATACAAGTACTATGGTATCCAGACCTCAACACCACTGCACTCCTTCAATACGTGGCAGAGACTTGGCACTCAGCTGAGGAAGATCATCACCACCAACCTCAACAACGAGGATACCTTTGAGATTGCAGGTGTTAAGGTGTCTGGTCTCCAGATCAAGGCGGCCATCAATGAGATTGTAGGTCAGCACGCCATCGACGAGTTCGTCAAGTCGGGCATCGAGATGGATCCTGACAGCGAGAGCATCAACAAGAAGAGCGTCAAGAGCTATAATAGGCGCTTTGACCGCCTGAGGAAGCAACTACTGGAGGCTATGAGGGAGAGTGACTACTACGACCCTTCTACAGAGTCATACATTGACGTGCATGTAGATGAGTATGGGCGTAAGCACTTCTCAAACGACATCTACGATCCATCCTTCCAGGATGCTCTACACTCAGCCTTCTACGCGATGGCGGCTAAGAAGATCTACAAGATGATGGTCCCTGGTGGCTCTCTCATTCAGATTACTTCTGCTGAAGCCTCGAACGACCTCAAGGTAGTATACAAGAAGGATGGGTCTATCGATTACGTGCCTGTGCGTGTCACGCCACATTCTAGCGAGATCGATGTCAAGGCTATTAAGGATGATAAGAGAGAGGATCTCCTTGAGCTTGTAGCTTACCGTATCCCCACTGAGTCTAAGTACTCAGCCTTCCCTATTCGCATTGTGGGTTTCCTCCCTCGCGTCGCCGGTGGTGTTATTCAGGTCCCTCATCAATGTATTGCTCAGGCGGGTTTTGACTTCGACGTGGATAAGCTCTTCTTCATGAAGAGAGATGTTGGTCCTGGCAAGAAGAAGATTGCTGAGATCAAGAAGAACTATGAGGAGAAGGTTAAACAAGCTGATGAGGAAAAGAGGAAGAGGCCTAAGAGGCCTGCAGTTTTAGATCTTGAGTACTCAGCTGCAGAGGTCTTCAAGGGTGGAGGTGTAAATACTAGGGACCTTAACCAGAGGCAGAGGACCAATGTGCTCTTTGACATCATCAGAGGTGTTCTGAGGAGCCCACAGGCTGCCTTAGAGATGACACAACCTGGTGGTTTCGATGTCCTGAAGAAGGACCTAAAGATCGGCTACATCATCGGTAATATAAGCAAGGAGGAATTAGAGGAGATCCTTGAGCAGGTCCTCGACGAGAAGGAAGACAAGAAGATCGGTGACAAGGTTCTCTTTGAATACCTACACAACCTTGACCTCGATAAGATCAATAAGATAGTAGATATCTACAGGTCTGGCAAGAACATTGCCCTCTCTGAGGTTGAGATGGAGATGCAGAGGCAGAATAAGGCTGGTCTTGGTCTTGTCGGTGTCTTCGCAAATGAGAACACCGCTACCAGTGTCTTCCAGCAGGCCAAGCTCCTTGAGCTCAGTAAGCCTGTGGTCATCGATGGTCAAAAGTATCAGTCACTGAATGATATGACCGGTAGTGATGGTACCCACGTGTCACGTATCCTTGAAGAGTACAGCGCTGCATCCGTGGACAACGCTAAGGACCCTGTCATCGGTCTTGCTGACATCACTATGGATAATGCCTCTATCATCGCCACCCTTGTAAGGATGAGGGTACCAGGGGATATCATCGGTCTTATCACTGCCACGCCATTGTGGAAGTACATTGCTAACATTGAGGGTGACGGTGGTAGGTCTGAGGTTCTCTTCAAGGCGCTACGTCAGGGGAAGGAGCTCAAGGGGAACAGAGATGTTGATGTAAATCTCAGTGACATCCTTGAATGTGCTAAGTTTGAGACGCAGAAGGCTATTACTGATGCGCTCGGCGCTACAGAGGAGAATATAGAGAAGGCCTTTAATCAGCTCGACGATAGGACGAAAGTAGCTGTTCAGAAGGTTGCTGGCCTCCTCATCGAAGTCGTGAATGCAGCATCAGAGATTAAGGACCTTGTCTTCCAGAGTAAATCTGATGTCTCCTCAAGCGGACCTAAGGGTGGTGTCACTGAGTCTGTCTTTGCCATGGTCAAGTCTATCGACCAGATTGAGCGCGCGCAGAACCACAGGTATATCAAGCACGAGGGGATCATCGTACCTTTGAGGACACTGCCAGGTCTCAGTCCCGATGCTACTACCAAGACCTTCATAGAACAGAACAAGGATGGGCACTTCTACAAGATGTACCTAGGCCTTGGTCTTTTTGGGACGATGTACGCAGAGTCGGTCTACAACCCCAAGGTGTCACCTATGTTTGCTCTTACGATCGTAGAGACAGCTAGGAAGCTCGGTGTAAAGCCCACGATGGACTTCACGAAGAAGTTCCTCTCTGCATACGACCAGTACATGAGCTCGGCCATCACGACCTACTCTGAGGATGAGCAAGGGAAGAATGTCCTGGCGCAGGAGATCATAACCAAGTTCCCAGACATCTTCAATAGGACCGCACCAGAGTCACTGAAGAAGATCATAGAGCTCGGCAAGGATAATGTAGCTCCATTCGTACTCAAGGATGGGCCAACAACAAGAGCATTTAAGACGTTGGTGTTTAAGAACCTGGGTTCCCCTAATGAGGAAAGGGCAATGGCTAGGGCCACCGCAATCTTTGAGGAGATCGTCGAGCAGGCGCACAACACGCGACTGACAGGTGTGCAGAGGGCAAAGGCTCTTAGGGACTACGAGCTCCTCAAGGGTCTTGCTTTGTACGCTACCTACATGAGTGGTAATCCGAATATGAAGGTGATGCTTCAGGCTATTCCTCAGTCTATCAAGGCGCTGATGATGGGTAGGAGTAGGATGCTCATGAGGATCAAGAACCAGGCGCTGGAGCTGAGAGCTGGCCAGGATCTGGACACTGAGTTCACTCATCAGTTCATGGCTAACTACGTTAGGGGAAATATCAAGAAGATCGGGAAGGTCATGCCGGACAGCATGGCTCAGGCCCTCCTCAAGAGCACTAATGGTGTAGCACCTGACCATATCTCTATCTCTAGCGACAAGAGGGATCCTGTCTACATCCTACTTGACCAGAATGAACCTAATCGTGGGGTCATCTATGTTCAGGGTAGAGATACAAGGACAGGCAAGGCTGAGACCGTCTATACGAGGGTGGATCCTAGAGGTATCGTCACAGTTGATGGCGGTAAGATCTATGATGACTATAGGTTGGATGGTGGCTACCTCTTGGAGTCTCTTCAGAAGCTACAGCCAGATAAGTTTGACCTTAGTTATATGAGTGGTAATGGTATGCTCCTCATGGCGGAGGCGGTAGATGTCAAATCCCACGAAGGGGGTGTATCATACCTCTCTGGCTTCGGTGCGGCAACAGCTGCAGCTCAGGCTCAAGAAGAGATTGCGACAAAGAATGGCAAAAACGTATGTAAGTAAATATGGCTAGATCATGTATAATGTTCCCTATGGTGGAGACACCAAGGGGTAAGGAGAAGAGTCAGATGTTCCTTGACTTCAATGAGGTGCTAGGAAATAGAACTGACTCAGCAAACGCGTACTACGCATCCACAAGCCGATGGTTCCAGGACTATGGGCACGACCTAAAGAAGAACGATCAAGGCCAGTGGTCAGGACGAGATGTCCTGGCCCTGACCCCGGTCGGGGATATGTTCCCTGCTAGCTCGTACGGATCCTATATGGTCCGTACGTATGCTGGCGAGGACAACCACTTCGACACCTACGGTTCCGCCTTTGCGGCTGTGAGGAAGGGTAACAAGGATTCTATCTCTGAGCGTACGCCCTTGGTGCCTGAGGTGACTGAGGAAGGATACAAGTTGTCCTATACTGAGGATAGGGAAGCCAAGGCTGATGCTGAGAGGCAGGCTGTCCTTCGTGGTAGGATCATGGCTCTCCTTGAGCACTATGGCATTCCTGTCGAGTACTTCGAGGCTATTGAGGAAGGGCTAAGGCAGGCAGGTGAGACTGTCTTCCTTGAGACCGCACAAGCTACCAACAAGCTAGCCGCACTCATCCGTGTAGCCAATGGATCGTCTAGCGAGGTCCTCACAGAGGAGCTTGCACACATCGCGTTGGAGTTTGCGCCCCCTGCGTTGCGAGAGAGGCTCTCTGCCGCGATATCTGATTCACAGGTGAAGGAGATACTAGGAGATGAGTTTGAGGCGTACAGCGAGCTCTATGAGGGCTCACAGGACCTCCTGAGGAGAGAGGCAATGGCCAAGCTCCTCACCAAGCATATCATCGGGCAGTACGAAGGGAAATACTCTTCCTTCCTCAACCGCATCTGGCAGGCTATCAAGGATCTCTTCCATGGTATTACTGATGATGTTTTCCTCAATGAGGTAGAGCGCACCGATAGACTATTCAGGGATTACGCAAGTAAGATCGTAGCTAAGAAGGCCCTACTCTCCAATGAGCACCTCTCTGAGATCGTTAAGGGCAAGAGCCTGTACGCCGCTATAGCCAATGGTACAGGCATCAAGAACCAGGTTGAAAGTCTGGTGAATTTCGCCAAGACCATGAAGAGTAGAGTTAACGCTTTCTATAGTCAGTCCGTCAAGAAAGGTGATCTCTTAAAGGCAGGTCTTAATGAGGATAGAGCCAATGAGATTGATAGAGCGAGCAAGCTCCTTGGTGTGGCATCAGGTCGTGTAAACTCAGCTCTTGGCACGGCTATCGCTGTAGATGCCATAGACAATCTCATCGAGGGATTGACAGCGATGAATGACTACGCGGCTATGGTTGCAGGTCAGATGGGGGATCTTGAGACGATCCTGAAGCGTAGCAACAAGGATCTTGTGGCATACAACACCTCTGCTTCTCTCCTCAGGAACATGTACATGGTATTGTACAATCTGGAGGAAAATGAGAAGATAGCTGGTCAGATCGTTGATATGCTAAACATTAAGTCTGGACAAGACTCAATCCAAATGTCTAACGCCGAGAGGCAGAGACTGATAGCGTTTGCGGAGGAGATCAGGGAGAAGATCGAAAAGAATAGGCTGGAAGTGTATGCTCACCTAAACAAGAATGAGCTCAAGTCAAAGATGGCTGATATCATCATTGATCAGATCATCAAGTACTTTGTGAATGCCAAGGATGGGAATGGAGGACTACTGTTCGATGATGAGGACGCTGCCAGGACCGCGTTAAGGAGGGAGCTCCTCGAAGACGCTGGAAAGTTCTCTTCCAAGAATAACATATTCTCTGCCTTCCTCACGCCAGTAGACACCAACGGAGACCTTATCCACACCCTTATGGCTAGGTTCATTAAGGTTACTGAGGCTAAGGCTAATGCTGCAGTTCTAGAGAGAGCCAAGATGGCGGAGGCGAAGATGACGGAGATCAAGAAGAAGTATAATCTTGAGAACGAGAGTCAGTGGGCCTTGATGCGAGATGAGAATGGTAAGATCACTGGTGAGATCGTCACGCCACATAAGTGGCTTGAGTTCGAGGCTGAGAAGGAGAAGATCGCAGAGAAGGTAGAGAAAGAGCTAAATAGGCTGATGGCGGAATATCGAAAGAAGAATAATGCACCAATGCCATCAGAGTCTATACAAGATAGAAGGAAGAATTTAAAGGAACGGTACATTGAAGAGTGGGAAAGAGATCACGGTTCTAAATTTACAGAGAAGTACATTGTTGGCAAGAACAAGGACGGCTCTGATAAGTATGAGACCTTGCCTGGCTCATTCTTCGACAATGAGGCATACGATAAACTTAGCGATGGGCAGAAGGAGTTTGTCGACATGATGTACGACCTCAAGGAGTCCCTCGATCTATGGTCCGGCTTGAAGCCTGAACCGTGGAAGGCACCTCTCGTGGCAAGGCGTGGATCATCAAAGGAGCTTAACCCATTCAAGAGGATTGCGGCTACAAACTGGAAACAGTACCTACTTGGCGGTGTCATTGGTATTGAGGAGTTCGAGGGTGTGCATACAAGCGATCCGCTGGGAACGCTGCTCTTCGTCCACAAGCCTAAGGGTTATACTCAGTTCGGCCTTGAGCTGTCAAAGAATCCAGATGTAGACTACCTGACTGATCCTATTGGTATGATGAAGGCTTATGCCGCTTCCTCAGCCTACTACACCAGAATGGCGGCCATTAAGCACATCGTAGAGCTGACGCGCATCCTTGACGTTGAGAACCGAGGTTACGACGGCAGGGTTAAGGGAAGCAGTAGAAATAGGATGGCCGACTATGATGCATTCATCAATCGTACTATCTACGAGAAGAACGTCATCAACGATGAGAGGCCTGATTGGGACAAGAAGCTAGATGCAGCCATGGATCCATTTAATGACCTTGTCTATGTATCCGGTCTTGGTCTCAATGCTGTATCTGGTATCAAGAACCTTATAAACGGCTTCCTCAGGGCTACAGCCTTAGGTGATAGTCGTACTGGGTATAACGCAACGTCACTAGTGAAGGCGATCCTACTTGCCCATAGAGAGATCCCTAACAGGTGGAAGTTCAACAAGAGAGGCATTATAGATGATCCTCTCACATCTCTTCTCTTCCTCATGGACTCTAGCCACGATGGACGACAGGCCTTCATGCAGGGCAATATCTCGCAGGTAAGATCACTACAGAGCTTGTTCGCCACGGAGACCCTTATGGCTCCTCTAACCATGGGTGATGAATGGATGAAGACGAGCTTTGCTATTGCTTACCTCCTTAATATAGAGGCTGGCGAGCTGAACCCAGAAGCTAAGGAGAAGTTCAAGGGGGTATCGCTCTACGACTATATGAAAGGACTCAAGGCTCCCGAGAGTACTAAGATGACTAAGTTCGTAGAGCAGGCTCTTATAGATTTCTCTGGCGCAAAGACCAAGGAGGAGATGTATAATTGGCTTGGTGGCCACTCTCAAAGATTGCTCCTTGGCACGCAAAGAACCCTCGGTGCGTACAATGACAATGACAGGGCCGCTCTGAACTCTTATGCTATCGGTAGGGCTTTCCTCACTTTTCGCAACTGGATGCCTGTGATTATCTCTGATATGTTCAGGGGTACTAGGTACAATGTGCAGAACGGTGAGTTTGAGGAAGGAGCATATACGACCTTGTGGAGGATGATGCACGTCAAGGGTGAAGATGGTAAGAATAGTATCAGTGCCATGCATGCGCTGGGTACAGCTGCCGTAGCTATGTTCGTACCACTCATGATAAGCAAGACTCTCAGGGGTAAGGTGCAGAAGGCGTTCCATCTATCCGACATGCAGGCTAACAACCTACATAGACTTGGTCGATCTGCCCTGATTGTGCATGCTATGAGGGCTATCACTGATACGCTCTACCTCGCTATGCTCACTATGGGCTTCTCAGACGATGACGATGATGAGCCTTGGTATGAAAAGCTAGCAGAGCTTGCTATGCACTTCCTCATGAGCCTCACGCCTATCCTTGGGCCATTGGCTGTAAAGTGGGATCTGATTCACACTGACCTCTACGACCGCATGAGGAGGAACTACGCGAGGTTTAATGAGGCCGCAGATAACGCCACGTCATCCGAGATGGAGTCCGCGAGAAGGCATCTCAACAAGGAGATGAAGGAGATAAGCCTTGGCTTCATAGCCGACCTCTATGGTCTCGCTAGCGCTGGATCTAATGAGCTTCATCCTGGAGATCCTATTGCCTTCGCTATGGCTATGGTACAGAACAATATGCTTGGTGATGGTGCCGGCATGAAGAAGATGGACTTCGGACAGAGTATTGAGTCAATGGCGACCAGTGGTGTAGCGGGGTATAAGACCATGATGAGTCTATTCAGCGGGATAGGTGATACGTACAACCGGATAGCTAGCAACAGCCAGGAGGGACGCAAGAAAGCTAACCCCACTGAGTGGGAGAACGAGAATAGGCATATTGAGGAGTCGGATGATAGCTTCATCGTGAAGACCTGGAGAAGGTATAAGAATGACATGGAGAATGGATCTCCTGCAGATAAGACCTTCTGGAATGTCTTTATCGTGGGTGTCATAGGTAGGAACATGTTCAACGTGCCATTCATCAACGACCAATTCAGGGAGAAGCAGATGAAGGATATCAAGAAGTACCAGCCTAGCTACTTGACACCATTGCCTGACAGCTTCTTCATGAAGTATGAGAATCTAGCAGGTGAAGGTCTATCCGACTATGAGGTATTTGAAAGAAGTGACTCGGACGGAGATGGCCTAGACGTTGCTTACTAGAAAAGAAAGATCCCCCACCCTGAAGAAGGATGGGGGATTCTTTTTGTATAAGCTACAGGTGAGTGTTATCTACAGCCTGCAAGCGTCTGACCAAGGAGGTTATCTGTCCTTTCCTCAAGAGGATCCATCTCCTGGAGGGTCCTGGTATTACTATCAAGACCAAGCTCATCGATAATCTCAACAGCATGCATTGCATCCTCAGAGAACTCTGCCGCATCACGTAACACGGCTACAGCATCATCAAAGGTGGCCTCCATACGCCTGACACGACCGGCATGCTCTGTCTCTTCTAGTCCTTCCTCAAGGACCTTCAGTGAGTCATAAGCAATAGCCATGAACCTATCATATACCAGCTGGGCCATATTCCTTGATGCAAGCACTGAGTAAGGATTATAGGCATTGTTGAAGTCGTCCTCACTCATAAGACCATACCTAAGCATTGACTCTACAGCACCCTCTATGGGTGAGGAGAGGTTGGTAGCGTTCACCCTTGAGGCTACGGATACATGAGAGTAGTTACCACCCTCAATGCCCGTCAGGACGCTTACAATGCTCGACTTAGGAGTGTACCCCAGGGCAGCCTTGATACGCTCCCAGAGGGCCTGCAATCGACCCCAGAAGCCCTTCTTCTTAGGTGTAAGCCTAGTGATCTTCTCCTCAAGAGCCTTACGTGCTGCCTTATCACCCTTGGTCTGCATCCACAGGCGGAAGAGTTCTGCAGAGAGCTCTCGGACATCACGAGCGTAGGCGATGGGTATCTGGTTGACGAAGATCTCCCTGATCTGTTCCTCAGTCACCTCTGACAAGCCTGATACTAGCATACCCCTATCAGCATCTGTGAGGAGCTTCTCGTAGATGAAGTGCATAGCCTCGTGGTAGAGAGTACCAGCTGAAGCACCACTAGCAACCTCGATGATACCATCACGATACCTGCCCCAGACACCAGGAGCAACTTCAGCGACACCTGTGTAAATCCTAAGCGCCTGGTAGAGGGATCCTTGAGGAAGGAGTCTAGCAACATCGTGGACTTCCTTGAAGACATCACCTCTCTCAAATGGGAGTAGTGCTTCTCGTTCTTCTACCTCAGCGCCCTTCTTCTCGGACTTTCTTCTTGATGGCTTTGTATCCACCTTGATATCCTCTGATTTGAGAGAGGCATCCTCGACTACAGCCGCTTCATCGAGAGTGGAGTAGCCAACGGCTATCAGGTACCCTTGCTCTGCGATGTTGATGCCAAGAGACTTGATATGATTCTCATATCGACCGACCTGGTCCTTGTACTTCTCTATAAGGCGAACGCCATCATGGTCTTTCTCCTTGATCTTCTCTCTTGGAGACGAGTCCTTGCTTGGGATAGCGGTACTCTTTACATCAGCCACGATCGCCTGGGTCTGACCTTCATCGTTTCTGAAGAAGACGATATCAGCTTCACCGGTGATTACATTCTTGTTGGGATCCTTCATCTTCACGTCAGAGATCATGGCAAATCCTTCAGCGACCTTCTTGACGGACCGCTCACGGACTACTGCAGCGATCTTGTCCATCTCAGCACCAAACTCATTGTCTATCTCTACCTCAACGCTGTGAAGATTACCATCCGTATCCTTTGCTTGTAGGATAACCTTGTGACCACCACCATAGGTATTACCATTGATGGTATGCTGAGAGAAGTAGAGCGGGGTACTTGAGGTGACACCCTTAGCTGCAAGTTCAAGAATAAGTCCCCTAAGTGTAGGCTCAACCTTGATTGCCTCGGCTATCTCATGCTTCTTCTTCCCGGCAAGAGCAATGACCCTATCAGCGTTGCTACTACTATCTACCCTCTCACCTCTGGTAGAAGCACCCTTGGTCGATCTACGTACAACGATAGTGTGTGTGGTGCCGCTAAGCTCATCGCCATACTCAAAGAGCCTACCACGATCACTGACCTTGAAGTCAGATGCCTGTGCGCTATTGATAAGGGCAAAAGCATCAGCCTTGAGGGTAGGATGCATCTGGCTCCACTCCACCTGCTTGTACGAGCCATCGACAGCGTTGATCTCGAACATATAGATCCTACCATTGCTGGAAGCTGCGATATGAGGAGAGGTTGAACTCTTGACAACAGTGTCGTACCCTTGATTAGCGAGATCCTCGGCGAGCTTATCCTTGATCTTATCAAGTGAGTTTTCGGTAGCTGAGCCGAATGGACCGTCACTTTCTCCGGGCTTACCTACTGCGGATTCAGCCACCCTAGGTGCTGGCGTAGCTGTAGGTTGCGTGCCATCAGGTCCCTGAGGAGGAGAGATAGGTTCAGGGGTAGTCTTATTGCCTTCCTCATCAACAGCACCATCAGAGAGAGCTTCAAAGCCAGCCTCACTTCGGACATTGGTCATTCGCATGTTCCTCTTGAGGAAGGATTCTAGCTTCTCCTTGTCGGTCATGATGTCTACAGGCACAGCTATCCTACGCTCATCGATCTTGATAGCTTGCATCGCCCTGACAATAGCCTCGGCTAGCTGTTCCTTAGTCGTCTTGAGATTCTGGTCAAGCACGACATCAACATCCATAAGGGCTGTTGGATTCTCCTTATCGTAGAGCCTCTTAGAGAAGATGATCCTGACCTTGCCTTCTTCCTCAATCCTTATTGATCTGACGAAGCTATCACCAAACTCATTTACATACTTCTCGCCGAGATCGCCACTGATCGAGACACCAACGCCATTTGTACCGTTAGCCTTCGCCTCGTCAAACCTCCTTGCCAACTCATCCATGTATTCATTGGCGAGCTTTGAGGTATCACTCTTTCCAGCATTACCTTGAATAAGCTCTACGAAGCTATTCTTGCCCTTTACGCCGACAAGGATGGGCTTAGGACCGTTCTTGCCATTGGTGACTACAACGAAGTAGGTCTGACCATAGTTCTCCTTTAGGAAGTCCTCCTTCTCTTTAAGTAGAGCTTTGATAGCATCAAAACTATCCTTCATGAGAGGGGTGTTGTGAGTTTTGACGCTGTGTTTAACACCATCCTCACCACCAGGGAATGCGGTGACAGAGATAGCCACCTGTTCCCTCTCTAGCTCTTCCTCAACAGCATTCTCGATCGTCTGAGCTTCAATGGTCTTACCTCCTATGACGCGCTGACTTTTGAAATCTGAATACTTGACCTTGCTGACAGTTACCTTCGGAGCATTGAGGTCTGAGGAAGAGAAGATATTGAACTTCTTATCCTCGGTAGCTACGACACGAGCGTTATTGATCAGAGCCTGTGTGTTACCGCTAGTACTCGCTGGCAGGAGACCGATAGGCACAAACTGACCCTGCTCGTCCTTCACATAGATAACGAGGGGAGAGTTGCTGATATCACCATTCTCAGATAGCTCCTCAGTAAACCCATAGAAGATCTCTTTGCCCTTAGCGTTCTTGAGGTTGAGACCTACGTTCTTTTCCTCATACCACTTCCTTATCCTCTCTTGCCACTCATCCGATAAAGAGGAAAGATTCTTCCCATTGAGTCCGGGGTTGTAGGCATCCCAGAGGGTGAGCGACTCTACCTTGGGAAGGGCAAGAGTAGCACTACCACCTGTAGAGGTAGGAGGAGCTGGAGGTGCTGGTTTGGACTCTGGTGCCTCCTCAGGTTTGGACGACTTAGGAGATTCCTCTTGAGGAGAAGGAGTTGTAAGGCTGTAGAACTTATATAGATTGCCTAAGACAGATTCATAGACGGGCCAGAGAAGCTCTTCTTTTGAGGAGCCAAATACGTCGCTAGCTATACTATCATTGCGTTTAAGAGATTCTACGGCTTCCTTAATCGCCTCCTTCACATCTAAAGGTCTACCTGCCTCGACCTTAGAAATAACTGAAGTCTCTATATACTCAACAAGGCGATCAAGAATCTGATTAGCCTCTTCAGATTTTAGTTCATAAAGATTAGGCCTTTTGATAAAGTTCAACAGGCCCGTGAGAATATCTCTGAGCTCATTGAAAAACTCAGACCTACTCTTCTGCGCGGTAGAACTTGCAGGCTTAGAGGTTTTAACTTCAGGCTTTTCATTGGTTGCCAGAGGGGCGTTGTCATCGCTTTGGCCCTCACCTGCCTTGATCTCGTTCTTCTCAGCCGCCTCCTTGAGAACTGTGTATTCCTTGTCGGCCTTCTGAAGCTCCGTCGTGATAGCCTTTTCATTGGCATCGAAGATGATATCGACAATGTCAGAGGCGAGGACACTAAGGCTTACGTCTGTCTGTAGCCTGTTCCTCAGATTATCATAGTCAAGCCCGATACTGAAAGTATATGTACCACGGTCCGTACTAATAGAAATACTTATAGTGGCCTTCCCGTCAGCAAAGGTGATAGATGTATTGATCTTAGCATTACCATTGCGAAGCATATCAGCAATAGCATTGCCGCTCCAGAAGACCCCCTGGATGCGTGATGACATCCTTGAGTTGAGCACAGTAACACCACCGACGGATACAGATGCTATCTCTTGTTCCATGGGCTTATCGAACTCGATAGAGTCTACGTTGCGATCTCCATTAGGCCTATCTTTTCTTGATGGCAGAACCTTGATAGGGCTGGTAGGATCCTCTGGGAATGTATCGATGTTCTCATAGACCCAATCACTTACTGAATCGATTAGCTCGTCATTCTGGAATCCAAAGAGGGTCTGATCTAACCCTGGGTGCTTCGCGCGATCCATAAGGCTAGACAGAACACCACGCATGATATGCCTGTAGTCGGAGTATCCTCTAACAGACCCAGTGCCGATAAAGTCGTTTACCGCACGGATGAAATCCTCGATGAACTTTTCAGAGGCTGCATTATCAAGACCATATTGACTCAGGATATCCATGAATCTATCACTGCCAAGAAGTATACTTTTGATAGTGTCATGGACCGCAGACTTGTACTGAGAGAGGGAGAGTGTCCCGGGCTCTGTCTTGGCGATTGCCTTCTCAGCGCCTTTCCTCATAGCCTGTGTAGTCTCGGACGTTACACCGTTCTCACTACCTAGTTTTTCGGCTTCTTCTACAGCCTGGATAGGTTCTCCGTTATCTACGATCTCTTCACCCTCAACCTCAGCCTTTTTCTCCTCTTCCTCAGTAGCACGAGCTACAAGGTCCTCACGAGCCTTCTTATCCTCAAGCATCTTGTTGAGAGACTCAATACCGGATACAGCCTCCTTAGCGAACCTGATGGCGAGCTTACCATTCTCGGACATCGTCCCTTCGTTGTGAGCAAGAGCTTTAAGTCTATTGGCAAGGTCTTCGTTGCCAGCTATAAATGCAGCACGAATATAAGTAGAGCTGAGATCATCGAAGTCCTCAAGCCTCTTCATGAACTCTTCCCAGCCACCAAGAGTGTTAGAGTAGTTCTGCTTGCCCCTCTCCTGATTCTTCTTCTGCATTTCCTCGATGTGGCGCATCTCCCTCTCCAGCGCCGCGATCTCCTGGTTGATGGCTTCGATGTTAGCCTCAAGCTGACTCTTCCTTTGCTCGTCATCAGTGTTGAGGTTGTCACGCATAGCCTCACGATCCTTCAGTAGCTCAGACATCCTGCTTTCTGCAGCATCAGAGATCTCCTTGTAGAGACCGGCAACTTCACCCTCCATTGCATCAAGGTGTTCTGAGGCTAGCCTCCTCAGGTGATTGAAGCTAGCTGCAGCTGCTGCGATACGACTCTTCTCACGACCGCTAAACTCACCAGGCTTAGAGGTAAGATCAAGGAACCTCCTGGTATTGCTATAGTCTACAGCGATGTCGGCAAGGGTATGCTTCTGCTTGTTGATCTCGCCAGCAATGTCCTTGATAGCCTTCTCGGTGAGCTTGTCGGATCCCTCACCCTGGAAGTAGGCTTCCTCCATCTTTTTCTTCTCCTCAGGATCGAGTGTGTTCTCGATACGCTGCCTAGCGATACTGACAAGGGTAGCCTCATCAGTCTCCTTGACATCAAGGAAGTTGAGGAAGGGACGGAGATTATCAGGCACCTCAGCGAATGGATCTGACTCAGACCTTCTTGCTTCCTCACGTGCAGCCCTGTCAGCCTCACGCTTAGCGACGGCAGCCTGATACCTGGCTTCCTTCTCCTCAGTGTTGGCCCCAAGGAGGGAGGAGATAGCGTGACCCATGTCAGCACCAAACTCACGAGTAGACCTCATCATGTCAGAAGTCCACTGGCCGAAGTTACGCTTACTGAAGTTAGCCTGACCTATAGAGCTGTTGTACATCACACTGAGCATGGTGGCTACATTGTGAGCCTTAGTGAGCTCCTCTGCCGCCTCTACGTCAGCTGAGTCAGCAGTAGTAGATTGTGCTACCCTGGCGAGAAGAGTGTTCATACGGTCAGCTGAAGCCATAGCATCGACAACGCTCTGATAGGTCTCGTGGACTACCTCAGCGTAGTTCTGACCGAAGACCTCAGTCATTACCTTCTTCTCCTCATTGGTCAGTTGCTCGTGTCTACCATTGATCATCTTGGTCATAGCCTCGATGGCCTCATCTGACGTGCGCTGCTTGCCGCCGGAATACTTGTAGTCTCGGTAACGCTCTACACCGGAAATACCAATAGGACTGCCGTCATACAGCTTACTCAACCAGCTCTTCTTGGTCTGCCTTGCGTCACCGAAGGCATCGGTTCTATGACTGTCGTTAGCAAACTTACTACCCTTGTACATGGGCATGAGGAGAGTGCTGACGATGGCAGGCAGAGCTTCGTCAGTCCACGTAGAAGCGGAGGTTGTGGTATCCCACATCCCCTTACCAATCTCAGTAAGAGACCCTAGTATCCCGATAGAGGTACTGTTCCTTTCTGAGATGGTAGAAGCGCGGAGCATCTCATCGACAGATCTCTTGCCGATATTCTCTGCGCCCTTACTAATACCACCCTGTACTACTTCCTCAATACCTTCTGCAGAAGCGTTGATGAGCGTACTACCAAGAGCACCAAACCTACCAGCCTTCCTCAAACGGCTAGCACCAGCGAGCTTATCAGTGGCTAGCTCGTAGGTGTACTTATTCATGAAGGTAAGGAGGACGGTGTTGAGACCTGCAGTCCAACCAGCTGCAAGACCATTGCGCTGGTCGATCTCATCGCTAGCGTTCTGCAGGATAGCCTCCTCAGCATGAGCCTTGTATTGTGACACGATAGCGTTAGCTGCGGCTACAGCGCTGGCAGATGGATTCTTGGACTCACCCGACAAGACACTGGCCACCTCTCGCTTGAGTCTGGGGTCCATTCCTGAGGAAGCAAGAATAGTGTCGGCAAAGTCAGAGAACTTTATAGCACCGTACTTACGCTCGTAAGAGTAGAAGTCCTGATCGAAGTCCTTCTGCATCATTGCCATCAGTTGATCAAGCTGACCCTTCTTGCCTTCCTCAAGAGACTTACTCACGCCATACGACTCTACAGCTGCTTCACTGAGCGCACCATAGAAGAGTGAAGAAGCTGAGAACATCTTCCTTGTGTACTCAGATGCCTTAGCCCATCTTGCAGCTGCGGTGACAGACTTAGATAGACTACCAAGACCAGAGAAGGCACCACCAAGTCTACCAAGAGCAGCTGTAGCCATACCACCGTAGGTGAAGCCCCATTGACCTACCATGTCAGATGCAGCGTGCCAGAAGCCAGAGTCCATACCTCGACTAGCAAGAGATGCCTCAGCTGCCTGGATAGCCCTATCTGCAAACCCTGCAGTCTCAGCTAAGTACTTATTCCCTGCGCCGAAGATGCTATAGAGTGCACCCTTGCCTTCTTGCTGTACAGCGTCGCTGAGCATGTAGTTAGGGGACACATCATTCCCGCTGAAGAAGTAGTCTGACGCTCCCCTGATAACGTCTGATCCAGCCTTCACAGACTGGGTAGCGTTAGCAAGGAGCTTATTCATGGATGCGTTCATCCAGACCTCAGCCTTGTCGAGGAGGCCGTAGTCATCGCCCTTCGCCTTAGCCCTCTTCTCGTCCTGCTGGATAGCCCCTTCGGTCTCGGGGTTGGAGCTGATATCTGCAAAGGGGTTCTCCTCCTTAGGCATGATGTTAGCGATCGCCTTGTCAATCGCAATCTGCCTCTCAGCCTCATTGAGACCTTCAAGGCTACCCTCAAGGCTCCTGATGGCTGAAGCGCGGTACTTCTCAGCATTGATGTCGTACAACTCTTGAGCTGCGCGGAACTCATTATCTATGCGCTCCTGTGTCCTACGCCCAGAGCTGGACGTGATATCTCGGCCGAAGATTGGCCTGAATACTTTTCTTTTTGCTCTTCCCATATTTGTCTTTAATATCCAGGGATTTGATTGGTCGGGTCAAGAAGCAGTGGCATGTTCTGATCCAAGATAGCCACCTGGTCCTCGTCGATAGATGCACCAGCGCGCTTGTTCTCGATGACAGATTGATACTTGGCCATGAATAGCTTCTTCTGCATGAGTGATTCCTCAGAGGTATTGAAGTCGTACTCAGATCCTACGCCCATTTGCTGTTGTATGTTCCTTGACGTTGAGAGGGGCACGAGGATCGATGCAGGCTGCTTCGTGCTACCATTGATGTACTGTGCCTCATAGTACATCCTACCATCTGAGGTCTGTACTACTCGAGCACTCTTTGGTCTTGTGCCTTCTCTGAAGCTCTTGACAAATGCATCGATTTCGCCAAGCTGATCATTCTTTGAGGTATTATCCCCATCGGCTGTCTGCTTAATAATCCCCCTCTTATAGTCATCTCCGTATGCACCAGTGATAGCGAGCTGAAGAATATCATTAGCCGTATCAGATGATACATTGAAGTAGCCGGCCACGTTGTTCTTCGCAGTCATAGCATACAGGCCATTGTTGATCTCAGGTGTACTCTGGATAGCGTTGAAGTTCGGAGTGAACCTCACACCCTTGCCGTCTGCTGATTTTGCACTTGGAGCTAACAGCTTATTTCCATTCCATGTGAACCCTGCAGGTTGGAGCATCTTGGCTACGGTTGGTAAGTTCTGACTACCAAAGGTCTTCGCAAACGACTCAGTGAGCATCTCACTGAATTTGGCTGGCGTTTTAGAAGATGCTGGAAGCCTGTTGTATCTATTTGCTGCAGCCTGATACGTTGATTGGACGAGGGTACGTCCTACAGCACCAGACCAGATACCAGCCTTACCGCCCCCTCTTGCTTGTAGGGTAATAGTACCACCAGTCATATCAGGACTACCTGCAGCACCACCATTTCCGCCTCTATGACCTCCACCGTTATTGTGTCTTGCTGATTCGCGAGCTCTAGCCAGCCTATCTTGGAGCATCATGATAGCCTCCTTATCCTCAAATGGAGTCATAGCGTCACCACCTGCGGCACCAATCATCCCACGCTGTACGCCATGGACAAGAGCGAAGTTAGCCTCAGGTTCATCAAGGTGCTTCCTGATATCCTCACCATAGGAGGACTTGACTTGATGAAGGACCTGGTTGTAAAGCTCAGTGAGAGGATTCTTAGGATCTGAGAAGTGCTGGCCGATAGCCTTGTACACATCTTCAGCGCTTGACCCCTTCACTGTCCGCAGGATCCTAGTAAGCCTATCGATGTTGCCGATAAGCTTGAGGTCCTGTGTGCTGTTTCTCCAAGCTGCAAGGTAGTCGAATGCTCGCTTCCTAGCATCCTCACCAGAGAAGAGGAGAGGAGCTACCTTATTAGGATCATCGATGAATGATTGGATGGATAGATCCTTGCCAAGGACGACTGCGGAGGGATCCTGCAGCCTAGCCTTAGAAGCCATATCGTTGTACTGTGCTCGCCTAGTAAGAGCGTCCTTGAGCTGGTTAGACCCTTGGAGGTACTGACCCTTGAGCTTCACCAGGTCTTGCATCATTGCTCTGTTGTACGCGCCATCAGAGATGACCCCTTCCTTGGCAATCCTATCAGCATACCCGCTGAGCTTAGATAGCATAGGAGCGATAGTGCCCTTGTAGAAGTCACTATTCTTATCCTCTGCAGATAGGGCTGAGGAAAGAGACATAAGGTCTGTATGGGACTGTATGGCGGTAGTATAGTACTCTTCCTCACGTCTCGCTAGAGGCTCAATGATGCGAGCCATCTGGTCGAAGGAGGTAGGCTGCATTACCGCTGTGGTAACTGTCGTTTTAGCCATTATCTATTATTATTAGTATCTCTTCAAAGGTACGGAAGAATGATGGCACTGTCGCCACCACTCTTCCATATCTGTTACTTAGGTCTCTTGAGGAGGGCTAACCCTTGTAGTGGCGGTGATACTACCGTGCCAGGACTAGCTCCCAGAGACAGGTCATGCTTCTTAGTCCAGTCAAACAGCGTCGTGAGATCTATGGTCCCTGGATTGGCTGGCTGTGTCGTGGTTTGAGGAACAGCATAGTCTGGAGAGTACCCTGGTGTCCTTATGATGTTGCCAAGGTCATCGAAGGTGTACCCATGCACGGCAGCAACCAGTCTCCTGTTGAGAGCCGTCTCACCGATGGAGCTGAGGTTCATTGCGAAGTTGTTGAGGTTAGTAGACCTGGCCTGCGCATTTGTCGCTTCCTCAGCCGCCCTCATCGCCTCAGACCTTTCAATACCTTGCAACCTCTGTGCTGCGATCTGTCTGTTAGCTGCCTCCTGCTGGAGGATGAACTGAAGGTTCTGTGCTTCCTGTTGTCTGTTGAAGCCAATAACAGCCCTCCTCCTCTGATCGTTGAACTCATCAGCCTTGATCTTAGCATCAGCAAGAGCCTGCTGAGTGTTATGCCCAGAGGCAAGCAACCCGGCGACAGCACCAAGACCATTACCACCGGAGCCATTGATTATCGCATTCCTCAAGGCATTACCCTGAGCGATGATCTTACTAGCCGTGTAGTCTGTGTCGAAGGGCTTGTAGGTATCCTTTACGATCTCTGGTGTCCTGATGGGAGCCTCCTTGAACGTCTTCACATACTCACGCTCGATCCTGTCAGCCCTGGAGAAGTCATCCTTATTCGTGGCACCGAAGGTATCACGAAGGACATTGAGACCTGATAGGGCTGCAGGAGCGTACCTGAGGAGAGGAGAGATAGCACCACCCTTGGCGAAGATCTGTCCTTGAGGAAGAGATGGTTGAGTCAAAGCCTTGATCTGTTCCTGCCTCTCTGCAAGCCTAGCTGTCTCTACCTCGAACCTACGCTTCTCGATAGGATCATTAGGACGCTGCTCAAGAGACTTAGCTAGCTTCCTTGCTGCCTTGGCAAAGGTCTTACCCTTGCTTTCTTCTAGTCGATCTGAGAACATATAATTACCTACCTTAATCTCTCCTTCCTCAGCCAACATAGGTTGGCCTTCACCATTGATGCCGAACTGCACACCACCATTGGGATTAGTCTCGTGAGTACCACCAGCGTTGAACTCAGTCACACCACCGTCAGCGAAGAACTGCTGTTGAAGCCTGGTGTCGTTACTCCTATCCACAGACTGAGCTGCGGTGAGGAAGGATCTATTTACTTCATTGTTAGCGATAGCCCTCTGCTCATTAAGCTGACGCTGTCGCTCTCTGGCATCAGCACTACCCTTGAAGGCCCCAGCAACACCACCGATGAGGCCTAGACCACCACCGATGATAGATCCAATAGGTCCAAAGGCTGTACCTGCACCAGCACCACCAAGGATGCCTGATGCGATACCACCGATAGCATTGCCATCGTCCCTCACCTGAGAGTACGATACTGAGTCAAGTGGATCAATAGCTTCCCATTGAGCCATGAGTGCGTCATTACTATCAACACCCACAGGACCGGTATGGTACTGCGCCTCCTTCTCAAGACCGCTAGTATCCTTTAGCTTACTGGACGTGAGGAAAGCATCGCGTATGGCAGAGATCCCGGAGATAGCCCCCGAGATCTTACCTGCGATACGACTTGCCCTAGCCGCCCTTATTTCTGATTCTGTCATATATATCACTCGTAATAGTGAACAGTTATATCGTGAATGATGCTCTTGTAGAGTAGCCCACCCTTAGAGTGCAGCCTAAGATGCATCCAAGGATTCCTGATACGATCCATCTTGAACTTACTCTGCGCGTCTCTAGGGATCTGTATCCTGTAAATCCTGAACTTCTCCTTCATGCTTGACGGATAGTTCGTTACAAAGTTAATCCCATATCCTGTTGTGCGCTGATACTCCGTCCACACGTCCATGTGGGTGAGGTCAAGCTCGATCAGCCTATCACCATCCCAGGTATCGCCACGCACATCGAGGCTAGTGAAGATCTTATCCTCGCCAGCTCCTTCGGGGTTCACCCTGTAGTGGATAGACCAGTCGAGAGCCTGACCATACAGACCAGTACCATACACCGACTCATTGCGCCAGAGATAGCCATAAGCTAAGCTGTAGACTGACTGACCTAACACGAACATCTCCTCGATCTTCTTGTAGTCATAGAACGACTCGAAGGACTGCAGCTCCTCATTGTAGCACAGCGTCTCATCCTTAGTACAGACGTGAATCCTATTCATCACCCCCTCTGAGAGCAACACAGCCCCTGTGGTGGACGATAAATAGTCCTGCATAGACTTCTGCTTAGAAATGGGGGATAAGCCATCAGAGAGGCTGTAAAGCGTGCTGGTGCGATCATCAAGGAGATATAGAGCCGAAGCGGAATGGCACACCCTCCTCAGAGAGCCTGTACCAATCTCCTTAGACATATACCTGTGACCATCGACCTTACGACTATTGCTGATCTCGATAGGTACACCATCAGATGCCTGGACCTGTACTCTACTGTTGTAGTTGATAAGCCCTATACCCTGTCTCTGTACGAAGAAGAGTCTGTCAGATGAGGAGAGGATCCTAGTGATACCACCACAGATGCCATCAAGGGAAGCTGTCGACGCACCACTGAAGTGAGTGTAGTTATCTATGAACTCACCGTTCTGCTTCGTCTTACTCCACGTGAATGATGCTGGGTGATACGACGTGAGCATGTAGTCAGGGATGATGTCGTAAGTCTTGAGCTTCATCCTGTCATTGTAGACATCGTTCATCTTATTGACGTTGTCCATGCTCATAGCCTGCGGTGTCTTGATCCCGATATTCCTATCATACCTACCAAGCTGGTTCACCCTGGTGAGGAGAGGAATGTCGATGATGTCAGTCACCTTATTAGCTTCTGAGGAAGGGATAGTCTTGAAGAGCGTTGTCGTCTGATAGTAGGCATCACCTCCTCCTGTAGCACTCTTAGCAGTGGGTGTCACATAAGAATAGGCTTCCCACATGAGGCTCTCAATATCATAGGACGGTGCTTCCCTCGTCATGATAGCTATGGGAAGGATAGAGCCGGTAAGAGGAGCTTTTACAAGACTCTTTGAGGAGAGATCAACTTGGTTGTACCTCCTCATGAGCTTATCAGCTGTGACCTTGATGATCTCTCTCATCAGTGCCCTGAGGTCATCCCTGTCGCTACTTGACGAGCCAACGCCCAATGCTATCTTCTTCCTTGACGCGAACATCAACCACAGACCTACAGACGTAGCGTCAGTCTTGTAGATAGAGTGCCTGAAGGGTACGCCATTAGAGTCGATGACATCACCAGAATCCTTGGTGTAGGGCTGGATAATACGCATCTTACCCTTCTTATCATCCATGGCCTCATGCTTATTCCAGTAGACACCACCAGGAGGTGTGGCGTAGTAGAAGGTCTGATCGCCGTTATCTACGTCAAGAGTAAGCCAGCTAGGCCTCATACTCTCTCTTACTTCCTCAACCGTAGCAAAGAACGTAGTCGCTACATCAGCGTAGGAAGTCCCAGGGAAGTCGCCATCGTGGAACTCGATAGAGACAGGTCCCCAACAGTTCTTAGCACCACCGAAGTTAGCGCCACCTTGAGGATCATAGTCATGGGTGAACCACCTACCTTCCATCGTGTTGATGAAGTCCTGTATAGCACTTGCTGGGAGAGTGTCACGCTTGACGTGGTTACTAGCGAGATCGTCCTTATTGAACTTGATGACGAAGTGGTCTGACGTTCCGTACTTCATCCTAGTTGGTCCACTGACGCTCTGTACTGACCTAGCCTTACCCTTACCGTCTACACCAAGAAACCTTGACGTAGCACCCTTGATAGCTGGGAGGATCTTGTCCACCTCACCAAGGTAAGTCTGATCAGCTACTTTCTGAAGAGAGGGACCGTTATTACGCCAGGTAGATGCCTTGCAGTTGAAGGACGACTCGTTAGTCGTAGCCTGGCCGTACACAGACAGCCTTGCGGTCGTGTTCTCTACCACCTTACCACCGGAGGTATCCTTGGTGGAGAACAACGGCATAGCTACACCGACCATATCAGACTCCAGCGTAGATACTCTCAAGATCTCTGCGCCTGGCTCTAGCCTTGTCGTGGTGCTGATAGAGGTTGACAGAGAGGGCCTGAGGAGAGACTCATGGTCGTAGATGGCGGACATGTCATTCCACTTCCCTTCCTCAAGCCTCGTATCTCTGTAGACGTAAGACTCGATAGGATCATTAAGTGTCTTGACGTGTATCTCTACATCCTCATCATAGCAGTCCTGGATATCAGGCGTGTTGAAGGTCTGCACGTCAGCGCACACCCTCACCTGCGCGGAGGCGAGGCCAAGAGTGGTAGAGCTCGACTTGAAGAAAGGTTGGTCCACCTCCTTCCTGAAGAGGGACTTGTTGACCGTCATGTCGCCGAGACTTTCCGGTAGCAGCTCGTCACGCGTGATAGGCCTAAAGCAGTATGAGGAGAAGGCGTATGGTACACCGTCCTCCCTGTCAGCCACAGTATAGAGCGTTGGAGAGAGTACACCATTAGCGATCGTCCTACGCTCCTTAGTAGAGGGATAATGGATGAGAACCCTATACCCTACGTAGTCACCTATCACTGGAGGTGGAGATACTACAAGTCTTGAAGGTTGGTCTGGGGCAGTAAACACACCGACAGGTACAGGATTGGACTCCTGACCTGTCTTACTGATGAGCTGGATAGCCACAGGGTATTGCTCGTACGGCATGAGGACGGAGATGTCCTTGTGACCCTTACCTGCCTGATTAGCTCTGAAAGGATCCACATCGACAGGCTTGAAGGATATGTTGCCGGTAGCGTAGTGGTCCTTGATCTCTCTCTGCTCTTCCTCAGACAACTTAAATCCAGGGATGGAAAGATTGCCGAGGAACAGTGTGTTGTCCTTAGCTGCAATCGTAGAGGCGATGATAGTGTTGCTACCCAGATACAGAATAGCCTGAGGTTCGATACTAATACCTGGCTGTCCGTAGTCATGGAACTCTACGCTCGTACCAGTAACAGGGATGGAATCAACGCGCTGCACGTCAGGTGTACCACCTTCACTAGTCCTGAGGATCCTGTACACATTGACGAAGTCAGCCTTCTGGTCTAGACCTGTTACCTCAATGTCGAAGGAACAGTTGATGATGTCCTCGCCTGACCCACCACGACCATCGGAATGAGTGATGTAGTAAACGTCAGACTCAGCGAAGACCTTCGACTCCTTGCCATGAAGAAGAGAGTAGGTGAAGAGATAGGTGACGTTACCACTATGCAGCTTTGATCCACGACCCCAGCTCTGCGTGACACTTACCTCTTCCTCAAAAGATAGAGACCAGGTGTTATTGATGTAGTCAACATCGGGATTGGTGGCTAGACGCTTGTCGTGGATATTTAAAGACCTAAGTGGATTGACACCATCAACCCAGTAGACCTTCTCAATATCATCACGCTCGACGACACCGATCATATCGACGTTGTCGCTCAGGTTCATCTCAGTCTGGTAGATCTTCTTGATGTTCTCACCATCGAAGACGAAGACCATACCATCCTTGCCGAGCTTGCTGAGGATAACAGCTTTGTCGCCTATCACAGTAGTAGCTACAACGCGACCAGGGACAGAGCTCTTGGCTTCTGTCCCCTTGATGCTGCTTATAGAGAAGAGCGTGTTACTGCCGTCTGAGGAAATACGGATATTCCTCAGCTCATAAGCTAAGTCATTTGACGCTCTAGCTTCAGCATGGTCCTGCGCCATGCCTCGTGCCATTATGCGGATAACCTTCTCTTTCATCGTCTCTTGGTACCTATGTCGGAGAACCTAGCCCTGATACCGATCTCTATGATCTCCTCAGGTGTAGGCATCCTCTGTGATGCGAGATACTGTCCCACGGCCCATGCGTAGTCCTGCTGTGCCTGGTGTGATGATTCCCTGCTGATCTTGTTGTTGTCGAAGAGGAGCTTGTACTGATCCATCTTGATGTAGGCGAGGATAGCGTCAATGAGCATCTCATCCTCATAGACCATGGGGAAGCCATCCTCATCCACCGGCATAGCCAGATAGGAGATATCAATCTTACCCTTCTCAAAGCCACACTGCATAACACCATTGCGTAGGGTATACTCGTACTTCCCTATACGTCCGCTTTTCCTTACCTCATTCATGGGGATGTGACCGATACGCGCGGACTGAAGCCTGAGGCAGTCCTTGGGTAGCCTACCACGGAAGAGCTTGATCTCCACCTCGTCTTCATAGATATCAAGACTGTCGGGCTCAGCGTACTTCCTCGTGAAGCTAGCTACGTACTCAGCAACAGCCTCCTTATCTAGGGTAGCCAAGTTCGGATTCCTGGTCAACCTAGAAAGGAGGCTATCAATACCTATGTACCTGTTCATATATTAGTCTTTGTTCATGTTCGCGGAGGCGAGTCTTCGCACTCCTGTAATACTCAAAGAGGTAATGACGCATTACTGTGCGCCTCCTCATGGACTTCTTGCTACGTAGTATCAGCTTCTGCTTCCAGTCCTGTCTCACGAAGCCCTTGTGGCCGCTCTTCCTTATCTCGTTGGTCTTTGCCCAGTCGATAGGTGGCAGCCCTACCAGCTTGCCATTGATAAGCCTAGGCTCGTACTCCCTGAGCTCAAGGTAGAGAACAGCTAAGTCCAGAGGAAGGCGAACCATCCCTTCCTCAAGCAAGACTTCAAAGAGAGCGGCATTAAGGTCCTTCACTATGTCTATGAAGATATCCCTCTTTACCTTCATCTTGAGATCGCGCCTGAGGAAGGGATAGATCTCTTTACTTCCTATACTCTTCATCACTTAGCTTTCCTATTCCTCAGCTGACGAGAGATAGCTGATGCAAGTGTGTAGACATCTGGGAGGTCGTCCATGCCGTTGTTCTTGTAGTCATCGGCATTGTACATCGTAGAGAGTACATCCTTCCTCACAGCGTCTATGAGAGGCATCACTAGCCCTTCCTCAAGAGGAATGGTGATGTCATAGTTGTCAGCGCACTCTCCTCCCTGTCCTTCCTCAGACTGATCGCAGAGGAGCTTCTTATCAGGGATGGATGCCGGCATGCAGGTGATACGCACCTCATTAAGATACTTCATCCTGGGATCAAGACCCTTGAGCTTGAGATGCCTGTCACCGCCGATAGTGCCGTAGATGGTCTTAGCGGCGAACTCTCCGGACAATGCATGTCTGAACCTATCTGTGTTGGCTGAGCTTATAGTCAGCTCACCTGCCTCGATATTGTAATCACCGATCATTGAGGGTAGCTTATCGACACTCACAGACTCAAAGATATTCTTGCACTTGTCGATACTCTTTAGCTTGAGCTTGACACATAGCTCCACCTTGTTCTCACTACCGGGGTCCTTACCATTGTACTTCTTCTCGATAAGGAGCGCGCGGTACTTGTCTATGAGGAAAGCGATGTGTGCGTCGGTGAAGCTAAAGTCATCTGAGCCACCCTTGACCTGGTCAGTGATCAGGGATATGAGTTCTCTGTACGTTGCCATTACACTTCAATTCTAAAGGTATTGTCAGCGACACGTATCTCGCAACGCTGTGTGACCCTGAGCCTCCTATTGGATTCTACAGGGTCATTGAGGATGAGATCGCCTGCGCCGAAGTCAACCCCACACAAAGATAGCTCTGAGGAAAGGATAGATAACATCGACCTGTATTCCTCTACCGTGGCATAGAGACCTAGCGAGGTTCTGTCGATGATAGCTACCTCTATAGCGATGAGCGTATCCTTGTCGTCCTTTGCCTCTCCCTTACTCAGACCATCGTAATAGTCGAGTAGAAGATCTATGATTTCTCTATCGGTCATTGCAGCTACTACATTTTTTCTTCTCCTCAGCCACAGGCTCACCAGTCAGGGCCCAGAAGCGGTTAGCTGCATTGACATCACCACAACGTACCGCAGCACGCATACCCTCCATGAGGAGGATGGTGTCAATGACAGCTGACTTGTTATACTTACCTTCCTCACCAACACCCATGCTCTTCCTCACGCGACGATAGAAGATCCCTTCGTCGTAGGTGATAAGCTGGAACTTGTTCTTGTCGAGACCGCAAGGCGTGCTCTCCATAGGTGCACCAGCAAGCTCTACGTCAATGAGGAAAAGATCAGTGGCATTAGCGTTGATCTTATCCAGTCTCAGCTCAAGACGTGCTCTCCTCCTCCTCAGGTCATTATGAGCCATCTCAGACTCAGTAGGCAGGACACCACAGAACTCACGGCATAGGTTAGCTGTAGCGATATCCTCAGGGATGGCAGAGATATCCTGCTCATGCTTGACCTTGTCCCCAACAGTGACCTTGACCTTCCTCAACCACATATTGTCATAGTAGCATAGTGAGGATACGCTGATGTCGATGATTAGTTTATTTACCCTGGTGTCTACCAGCAATTCATTGATCTCGATCATTTGTCTTTAAGAAATAAGGGGGCCACCTACAGGTGTAGATGACCCCCAGATTCTACATGAGGTTGGTTAGCATTCGTCAAGAATGGCGACACCATCCTTGGCAGGATGAAGCTCCTTCTTGATAGCGTCCTTGAACTTACCATCCAGGAGAGCCTTCAGCTCGTCGTACTTGCCGTAGAGCGTGATATCCTTCTCACTACGGAAGGTCTGAGTGCCAGAACCGATGTGAGCGTAGTGGATATCCAGAGCGTCGTATTCCTGCGTAGGATCAGCTACCATACCCACAGGGAGCTTATAGCCCTGACCAAGGCCCTGGTACTCATCACCACGGAAGCCGAAGTGGAAGCGCTCCATATCTGCGACAACGGGACCGTTGATCTCGTAGTTGTCAGCATTCGTGTAGTCGAGCTTGACGCGCTTGCAGACGATGTTCGTGTTATCTGATGCACCAGTCATCATGACACGAGGCTTGAAGCTCAGCCTATACGTAGGAGCCGAGTGAGCGGGGTTGTAGAAGAACGTCTGATTTTCCTTGAGGACAAGACCGTTGATGTTCGTAACAGCGGTCTTGAGCTGGTCAAACGTCATATCGTGCGTGACTTCTACGAGGGTGCCGATCGTATCCTCTGTACCTGCGGTGTCGATGGATACCTGAACGGCGTTCTCACGGATCTGATACAGCCTCTTGGCTAGATCAAGAACAGCGAGAAGGAAGTTATCCTTGTCGAGGTTGAAGCTCTGATCGTAGTTGAAGTTGATAGATTCGGTGATCTTGTTCAGCTGCGTGTTCGTGTAGATACCGAAGATATCAACATAGATGTCGACATTCTGATGTTCTACCGTAGACGTAGCGGGGACCGTGATCTTGTAGCAATCCTTGTGATGACGGAGCTGTTCCTTCTTCGTGAGGCGGATCTTGTTGATGCTCGCCAGAGGAATCTCGTCAGTGCGGACAACACCGTTGTGCGTGCGATACTCGAAGTACATGTAGCCGCCCTCGTCATTGATGAACAGCCTAGCCTCACCGAGGTCGCCCTTTTCGGGGAGATGATCACTAGGACCAAAGCCAGTGGCCAACTCAACCTTATTTGCGACATATACCTGTCGCACCTGATTAACCTTGTAACCCATAAATAATTATTTCCATGCGGCACGTGCTAGTTGCACGGCCTGTAAAACGATAGACCGGTGGAGGTACGGATTGAGCTCACTAGTGCGAGCCTTCGTCTCTCCATTTATTGTGAGCCCATCCTGGAGATCCTCCAAGATGATTGGCTTTGGTATGCGAAGATAACGCATAGAGTAGCCAGAGAAATCCTTCTTATAGATGATCTCTACCATGTCACCTGCCATAAGGCGTAGCGGCTGGATGGTAGGGCCTGAGAAGGGATTGACAAGCCTCTTAGCGATCTTGTCGTGGCTTACCGGTGCGACTGTGATAGCGCAACCACCTACACCACTGACATACTCGTAGAGAGGCTGTATCATATCCTCTGGTGTGGCAAAGAACCTAGAATAGCTTGTCACGCCCTGGATGCCTTTCAGCTCCCTAGTAGTGGTGGTGACAGATGCTACAGCTTCATAGTCCTTGAGGAGAGTGTGCAGACGAGACCTGTTCTCATCGGAGCCGTCCAGACCAGGGAGATCCTCCCCGCCGATGATAGCGGAGAGGACCTGTTCCTGTGCTGTTGTCAGGAGACGACTCTTCTCATACTCAGTAAGACCTGGAGCGCTGTTGCTCGACAGGTTGTTGTATAGAAGATCAAACTCGTGAGAGAGCTCCTGTACCGTCATAGTCTACTTTTCTGCGTCCTTAATACTAGCCTTGAGAGTCAGGAGCTCCTCCTGATTCTGAGGACGCGAGAGATATGCTGATGCATTCTCCAGCGTTGGCTCCTCATCTACATTACAGATGGGCGTGTTGTCCAGACGATAGAACTTACCACCCTTGTTGAAGATGAGCTTGAGAGCTGCAGCCTTCTTGATGACCACCATCGAAGCGAGGTTCTCATTACCTGCTACCTCAATGAAGCGCTTAGGCGACTCCTGTGCGACCTTAGTCAGCTTGTTGAGGAGGAAGGACCTATCAACCCTGAGGGACAGTGCAGCGCCTGTGAGACGCTCCAGAACGGCACGCATGGTGTCGCGGTCGTCTCTGATGCCATTGAGAAGCATGATAGCGTTGATAGAGAGGTCTGCCTCCTCCTCAATGCGCTTAGCACGCTCATCCTCAAACGACAGGAGGTACAGATGCTCAGAGTCGGGATTCTTCCTGTGTTCCTCAGCCGATGTAGCAATGATATGCTTGTTAGCTGCAAGGACCTTGTACTCGATGTACCCTTCAGGCGTGCTGAGGTCAATAGACTTATCCTCAGCGTTGAGCTTGATAGAGTAGTTATCCCAGTAGTTATTCACCCTGAGATAGCTGGAGAGAGCATCCTTGGGGAGACCCATCAGCTTAACAAGGCATTCCTGCTCTTCCTCAGTCAGAACCTGTACGTAGGATCCATCGATCTTAACAGGCACACAGATCGTCACTGTCGCACCAGGAGCCCTACCGGAAGCGAGAACGTGGTTCTTGCTGGTTACCAGTGGGGTCTTCTTGGGGATCATCGTGACGTTGACCCTCCTATTAGGTAGCGAGAACCCGCCCTCGTTCTTCACGAGGACGGACTCTTCGATGTTGGTTGATTTCTTTGCCATTTCTATTCTATGTATTCTTAGTTAGCCTTAGTCCCTGAGGATCGAGGGGATGAACGACATCACGCGCGAAGCGTCACGGACACATACACCCATAGTAGCGGTGCGAGTGAACTGTACGCTATCCTCGTCGTTAGCGGAGTGCTGGTAGCTACCACCACCATAAGCGCTCAGAGCGTGGCTCATCAGCGTGCCTGCGACGTTGTACCTCGTCGTACCCACGATGACAGAGCGGTGTTCTTCTGCACCCTTAGGCTGTACAAGCTGGATGTTGGGGTTATCCGTCGTACCGCAGTCGAAGAGGTCGAAGCGATGAGAGAACGCCGTACCACCCTGGGGGTGAGAGATCTTGTTACGAACGATGTCATCGTACATGCTGTCGATGTCGAGAGTGATCGTCACGCCGTTAGGAGCGCGGTACTCAGTGAACTGGTAGCCTGCAGACATAGCGTTGTCGTGGTAAGGACTGTTCGTCCTCGTAACAGCGGGAGCGTTACCATCACCGATATAAGCCCAGCCCTTCACAGAGTCAGAGACAGCCTTGTGGAAGGCGATAGCGCCATACTCACCAGTGCGGAGGATATACTTACGTTCGCCGAACTCCTTGTTGTCGACAGAGAAGTCTACCAGTGCGCGTTCGAACATCTCGATGTTAAACTTCGTATAGTAGTGCTGGTTGCCGTAGGAGATCTGCTCGTAGAGACCTGCACCTGTCTTGATCTTGTTACCGGAAGCACCGAAGAGCGTGAACTCACCGTTGGCACCCTTGGTAGAGCGACCATAGGCAAGCATGTTAGCCTTCATTTCGCGGAACTGGATTTCAGCGAGCCACTCGGTGTAGTGTACCCATGCTTCCTTGATCTCAACCTTGTTGCCGTTGTCGGGATCGATGAAGGGGTAGAGGAACATCATACCGCTGTTCTCCTTGACGAAACGCTCAGAAGCGACCTTGTAGTCGAGACGGATGTTCGTGAAGTTGTTACGCATCCTGTTAGCCTCACCGAAGCGGATACCGCCAACACTACGAGACATTTCACTCTCGATGATCGTGTGAGAGTATGAGAACCTGCGACCTTCCAGAAGCTCCCTTGCAGGGATACCATTCTCATCGCCGTTAGCGAGGACTACGCGGTAGACAACCTGCGAGCCTTCGTTGACAGGGTGATCCTGGATGTGGAGAGGATAGACTTCGTTCTTCTCACCCATGATGATCTCACCCTTGAAGAAGTAGTCTTCAGGGAAGACCAGGTAGAAGGGAGAGAAGTTGCGACCGACGTTACCGTAGTTTTCGTCGATGATAGCACCGCTCTCGTCGCGAGCCTGGATCAGAGGGATATTACGCCTGTAGCCGCCGACGACGTCCCATTCGTAGTCGTTGGTCGTTTCTACGTACTTGATGGGGAACTTGCGCAGGAAAGCCTCGAGGTTACTACCCTTTGAATTTCGTGACACAAGGTTAACCATAAAGTCCGCCAGAAGCTGGGGAGAGCGATAGCCGATGGATGCGAGGTGGTTCTCGGTCGTCAGACCAGTCCACCCAGAGGTCCTTGCTACCTGTAAGGGCTGGAGCCCATTCTGAATTAACTTACTCATATATTACTATCTGATTTTAACAGGGGTGCCATCTGGTAGATAAGCCATGGGCCCACCACTGCTTACTAGTTGCGAGTTACCACGCCTCTCTGGCGTGCGTAGCTTAGCTTCCAAGGCAGACATCTTTGAGGAGACCTCCTTCTGTACTGCCTTCTGGCCGATCTTAGACAGGTCCTTGAAACCATCCGTCAGAGCGAAGAGCACGCCTACATTGCGAGAGAATGACACAGGGTCACTCTGCATGGCGTACTCTAGTGCGGTGAGCGTCTGTCCAGTGGACTTATCCTTGTATGCTGGTTCTGTGAGAGCCTTGTATGCGAGATCACGGATAGCGTTATCCACACCAAGCGTCTCATAGAAAGAGTTATCTTCTAACACAGCTGAACGGAGAGCCTGTGCGTGCATCTCGATCTGAGCCTGCTGTTCCTTAGCCTCAGCTTCGCGCTGAGCAAGGAGGTTGTTGTAAGACCTCACGTAGAAGTCCTTGCAGTCTTGAAGGGCATCGACAGCGTCGGCTACATCAGTGCCGGCATTGATAGACTTCTCTACCTCACGCTTTGCCCTTTCCTCAGAGAACCCCTTGTTGATATACGACATGTAGATAAGCTCACGTCGGGTGGATTCAGCTTGCGCGTCATTCTCCTTGGTGAGCTGGTCCTCGTCGATATTACTCAGGGTGTCGATGATGTTAGAGTACTGTGTGTACTCATCGACAGTGACGTTTGCAGCCATAGCCTCCTCAAAACGCTTAACCTTATCGCCAGCGCGGTTAGCCGCTTCCTGGTCAATAAGGTCTGAGAGTTGGTCTGGGGTAAGCTCTCCGCCAATCTCCTTGGGGTCGATGAACTTGAGGACGTTTCCCTTTACGAGGTCCTGAGCAAACGCGGAGTACACGTCTCCGCCAAGGTTATCACCTTTGACTTCTTCCTCATGGATAGGTTCTACGCCTGGTTCTTCGGGCTGCGGTACAGCTGGTTCTTCGCCTTGCTTAGGTTCTTCCTGAGGTTCAGGTTCAGCATTGCCATCTTCTGGAGTCGGCTCGCTGAGCTCGCCTCTGAGGAAGATATCAGGAAGTCCTACTGGCCCACCTGAACTGACATCTGCTACGCCCTGGGGTTCTGCAGGTTCTTCGTACCTACCGTCCTCAAGACCAAATGAAGCAAGACTAAATTCTTCTGGATTCATGTTCTTTCTCTTAATATGTACTACAAGGCTCAGAAACGCGCTCTGTTAGCCTCGCGTGATAAAGATATATATTTCCTCACCTTTTTGCTGAGAAGCCTTTAGGCGGGCTGTGAGAGCCTCAGACGTGGTCTTAGAGTCTACAAGTCCACCAACAACCTTGTTCTTACCTACGAGGATGCAGCCAGACGTATGGTCCTTGTTATTGCCTGCGTGGATAAGGATGCCGTCAAACTCAGGGACATTGAGGAGACGAGGAAGTTCTTTCCCGAAGCGTGGGGACATGTTGACAACGACCTTGTACTTACCATAGGGGATGGCGGTCTCATGCATGACCTTACGCTCGCCATTGTCAAACCTGCCATTCTCATTCAGGTCCCTCACCTTATCCTCTAGCGTATCGCAGAAGTAAACACCATCGATGTATAGCTTACCGATAGTGTACGTCTCTTTGAGTGCTACTCTCTTTAGTTCAATCTTCATAAGCCTTAGGGTATCTGATCAGCATTAGCATCGACGTTCCTTGTCGCTTCCTTCACGAGGCTAGCCAGCTCGGCGATCTGAGCCTTGAGGTCTGAGATCTCTTCTCTCTGCCTACTGATCTCCTCGCGCTGCTTCTCGATGCTCTCGCGCTGTTTCTCGTTTTCCTCAAGGAGAGCTATAAGTCTCCTCTTGTTGTCTTCGGAAAGCGTTTGATAGAACTCAAGACTCTCCTTCATGTTAGCTACCTCGATTGCTCCGGTCTCCGCTTGGTACTTCTTCTTGGTGAAGATGAACGTCACGAAGGCACTGATAGTCGAGGTGACTATACTGATAATACTGCTAACGATAAACTCATGCATCTTTAATTTACAATCTCAACGAACCTACTACCTTCCTCACTAATGTAGGGGTTCAAGTCCTTAACGTCAACGATGACCTCCGTGCTTCTCTTCTGGAACCAACGGATGAAGAAGATCTTCGATGGCTTGCGAATAAACCTGCGTGTATGTACTACGATGTGCTTCTTTGACAGCACTGACAGGTCCGTTCTTAGAGTATCTGGGTAGCGTAACGCCAACCTTAGCTTGTACCATTCATCTCCTAAGATAGTATCTAAGGAGACCCCAGGGGCAAATATAGTATCGCGCAGGACCAAGGTATCCTTAGTCGAGAATGCAGACCTAAACTCAGCAAGAGCCTTTAGATCCTTATCCTTAACCTTGAGCTCCTTCTTGGTCTTGAGGAGAGCAATGCTAATGCTATCACCTCTCTGCTCAAGCTCGTCGATAGTCATCCTGTATAGCTTGCTCTGATTCTTCAAGCTATCTGATGCAGCTATCTCTGCGCGAAGATTTCCATACGCTCTCTCTTCCTCAATGCGAAGTCTGTGATTCTCATTCCTAAGGAAGGAGGCGTACCCTACCGCCGATAACGTGATAGCTATCAACAGTAGGGTTACGTTCACCTTCATAGTTTTATACCTGTGGAGCCTTAGCGAGTACGAAGAGGTGCTGCTTCTTCTTCGTTTCCTCAGGAAGGGCATTATATTCCTCAATACTATTGAGGTAAGTGATCTCCTTCTCTGACTCAAGCTGAGCGATCTTAGCTTGCAGCTGCTGGATCGTAGACTCAAGAGTAGCGATCTTACCCGCGTTCTCATCAGCCTTACCCTTAGCCTGGGTAATCGTCTGTCCTTGCTGCGTCACTGTACCCTCGATGGTCTGGAGCTTCAGTTTCTGCGCATCGACAGCCTGCTTGCTAGCTTCTACAGCTGCAGGGTCAGCAATCTCCCTCCACTTACCAGTGGTAGCATCTACTGAGTTAGAGGACTGGAAGACGTAGTGCTTCTTCGTTTCCTTACAGAAGGACATGTGACCTTCATCGATGGTGTCAACTACATCCTTCATGTCTGAGAGCGTAGCGAACTGGTCGCGCTCAAAGTTGGGGAGATCCCCTTCATAGCCAAAGGTGATGGCTACGTTCTTGAAATTACTTGCCATGTATATTACTTAACAAAAGTGAATGGAATTTCCTGGAGCTTACGCGTAGAGCCGAATGGTGCAGCGATAGTGTAGACAAGGTAGTCAACACCGTCAATGCTTACCGTAGTCTCATCGAAGTTCTCCCTGATATCATCATTCGAACCATCGATGATATTGGTGACAGCACCCAGACTCTTGGGATATGCGTAAGAGAACTTAGAGTTCTCGTGAGACACTACAGTGATCTGCTTGAACACCTCTGCAGGTGAGGAAGCGACGGTAGCCGTCAGAGCCTTGATGTCAGCCGCGGTGATAGGATGTCCTTCCTCACCGATACCACTCCTATGAGGGTACTTGCCGAGGTAGGTAGTGTAGGTCTCAGCCACTGGCCTCTTCTTCATACCTACGATCCTGTAACCGGGCTTGGCTGGCTTGGTGACAGTCCACTCGCCGTACTGAGGGTTATCCTGTCGTACACCATCGATGAGCGTGTAGGTGACGTTACGCTGGCGCTCACCAACTACAGGCTGGATAGTGACGACGACATCCTCGAAGGCATTATTGTCGTACTGGTCAGGTCCGTTAGGTCCTGGCTGTACAGCTTCCTTCTCTACCACTACCTGCGTAGTTACCACAGGACGCTTCTTAGCACCACGCCTGCGCATCTCTGCCACACCTGGGGTATGGACATCACTCTTCGTGCGCTTGGCCCCTGTGGGCTTGCCATTGCGGTACAGCTCTTCCTCAATGAGGACTCGCTTACCAAGGACAGCCGTGCGTACGACACTTGACTCATCAGCATACAGCGTAGGATCGGTAGCCGTGTCCCACTCTACAGGCAGGGGAGCATCGAAGGTTGTCTTAGCGGGAAGCTCACGCCATTCCTGCACGACATTCTTGGAGATGAGGAAGCTGGTACCATTGTTGTTCTGGATCTTGATGGTGTCATCATCGACCCACTCACCAGACACTGCGTACACATCCTGTTTGCGCTCAAACTCTGCCTGCTTGGCCTTGACAGCCTTCAACTCGTTGGTTAGGTCATCAATGGTCTTGAGGAGAGAAGAAGGATTGAAGATCGTATCCTTGTCCTCCTTGTTCTCAAGGACCCTCACCCTACGCTCCAGAGCTTCGAGGTTGCCGTTCTCTACAGCGAAGGGTACACGGAGTATCTCATCAAGGGAGCCGTCAGCGTCAACCTCAGGGCTAAGACCTACACGGAAGACAAGCTCACCATTCTCGTAGACTACGCTCTTGAGGCTCCTGTCTGTGCCACCCTGTCGTTGGCAGATACCTGAGGCACTACCAAACTGCTCGAGCTTATGTACGAGCTGGCCATTCTTCATGTAGCTCACCTTCATAAACTCGCGGAACGTGCCGGGAGCATCATCGTTAGGCACAAGGTAGATTACTCCTTCCTCAGCCATCTCAGGTACGCCAAGGAATGCCCTGGTCTTCACCTCATAGCGGAAAAGCCCATCGATCTTCGTCTGAAGAGCGTGGAGCTTACCTCGGTCATCGATGAACTCAGCGATGAGGTTCTGACCCTGCATCCTGATGTTGTAGGGCTTGTAGAACGTGTCCTTGTTAGCGCCGATGGGAGACCAGTACTTGGGATTGGTGATCTCCTTACAGCCATCGCTACAGGAACCAGTGTACTGACGAGTGATAACCTGGCCAGCACCATCTACCGTGGTGATGACGAGACCACGACGACGAACGCCGCGTGGGATCTGCCTAAGGGTATCCTTGAGGCAGCCTCGCCAGGGAAGGTAGATATGGTTGGCCATTGCGAGGACATAGTCAAGACGCTTGCCTGTGTACCCATCAAAGACAGCCTGCATGACGGTCTGAGGATAGACAGGCTTCCTGCTCTCTACAGAGCAAGGCGTTTGCTCTATGCGCCTGTAAAGCTGTTCGACATGAACCTTCTTAGGCTCACGCTCAGGTCGCTTATAAACCTCCTTGTTACATCCGCAACTCATATTCTATAAATAATCTGGTTCTTCTTCTTCCTCAGTGCAGACGATATAGTCTTCCAAAGGCTTGGTATCATTACCAACGTAGACTCTCCATCCCTTCCTTGCGAGCGTGCCAACCATACCACCAGTCATGTAGGCTTCCCACTTTTCAGGGATCCTAAGACTGAAGGATGGACCAAGAAGGAAGAGTTCATCCTCCTTGCCGTTGACGTAGAGAGACTGGTCTCTCATGTTGTTGAGGAGGTAGACTACAGACTCTCTATCAAGAGACTCAAGATTCCAGTCTGGGTTGTTGGTCGTAGCCCAGTCAGTGACAGTACCTGCGAAGTTGTAGTCCCTATTACCGAGATTCCTAAGCCTCAGACTCTGTATCTGGCTCCTCAGACCGCGATAGCCAGGCCAGTTGACCTGACCAGGAGGACAATGGAAGGCTTGGTACAGCTGAGCATCGGTATAAAGATAAGTACAATCGATGATCGGTTCGATGACAGCCACGTGTGAGTACTTACACATATAGGAGATACCACCGGTGGGGTTCACCGACCAGCGCTTCTTATCCTTGTCGTACTCATCCATACCAGGATACCACACGGTGAAGGCTACAGGATCAACCCTACGAAATCCGTGCTCATCATAGAGCGCTGGATCCTTGATGGTGATCTTACCGTAGTCACCGAAGGATCCATGACCTACCATCTCAGGAGCGAAACCATCTTCCTCAGCATTGAAGACCCTGTTAAAGACTTGTTCAGCGAAAGCGCCAGAGAAGTCCCTACAATGCCTGAAGTTAGCCTTGAGGAAGAACTCGTCATAGCTCTTCTGGTTGAGGTAGGAGAACTTGAAACAGTCTGCGATGGTGGTAGGTACTAGACCGAAGAAAGGATAGTCAGCTGACGCATACTTCTTTCCCTCATAGCCGATCTTGAGCTTACAAGGAGAGAAGTACACCTCATTCTTCATTCGCTCAGGATCAGTGGTAGTACCACGCACACCCTTGAACATCGCGTGACAGTTATTGATATGCCCTGACTTGAACGTGATACTGGGGTTCACCTTAGCGCAAGCAAAGGCAGCCCTGGCAGAGATACCATCAAAGACTGATCTTGCTGGACCTGGGTCCGCCTGAATAGTCATCTTCAGTTCTTCCACCTCTGCAGGCATGTGATTACCTACATTCTCAAACTCTTCTGCGCCAAGACCGCCGAAGTGCATGCCTTCATTGCCGAGGAGATTCTCGATATTCCCAGCGATGGGGTACTTAGCGAGAACGTCCTTGAGGAGAAGAAGGATCTTCTTAGAGTGCTCATTGCGAGGAAGAGCATACATTAACCTCAGCCATCCTCCGAACAGCGGATCATGGTCAGTGACAAAGTTCGTATCTGGGTCAATGCAACGATAGAAGGCTAGCTGAGGAGCATTCTTCAACTCGTAGAAGAGTGGGATCCTCGTCTCTGTATCTTCATCACCTCTCCTCAGCTTCATATTGAAGTGGCAGAGATGATACTTGATTGCAGGATAGCTATACCTACCATTCTCAAAGCTGTCGAAGATCTCCTTTGTTACTAGGCTTGATGAGACAGCTGCATCGATGATATTAAACATCAGCGCAACGCCAAGGTCAATCTCCCTATGATAGACATGCTCACCTCCAGAGTACATATCAAGGACTAGGTTCTCCCAGGGATTGCCCTTGTAGTCATACCTTGTAAGCTCACCAGCCTTTGAGATACCATCATAGAGGATCAGTGGATCTACCTTCCTCAGTTCAGGTACACTGCGGAAGATGAGGTTGGGCATATTAGCCACAACCTCTTCCGATGATGAACTACCAATGACAGTGCCATCAGCCACAGTGATACCGCTGCTAGACCTCAAGAGATTCTTGGTAAGAGCCTTGAGGGACTCTATTATGTTTTCTTTAGATATCATAACTGATTATTAAAGATGATCAGAATATCCTTCGTCGTGAACATCCTTGACAAGTACACTCACGCGCTGATCTCCATTGGGCAGAACTAGCGTGTACTGCACAAAGGCAAACATACCATTCTCATCGGGCGTGTCACCATAGAGGTGATATGCTGAGGGGAAGCGGAACTCTTGTGTCGTGTAATCTGTAGCGCTAGAGGTGTCGATACCCATCTTTGCGCCGAGAGTCTTGAGGTAGGAGACAACTTCATCCTTCGGCTTATCGCTATGACTGAAGTCTGAATTGCGGAGCTTATATGATGCTTCATCCCTCTTCTTTAGATCGGCATTAGACATAAAGACGAAGTGCGTAGAAACAGGAGCCGCGCCGTTAGACTTGATAGCATTAGCTACGATGTAAGCATGATTATTCTCAACCTCTGTGAGGTCAAGGACATCGCCACCGGCGAATCCTACCAACGAATGGACATCATTGACAACAGCCTTAGGCTGAAGGTTAGAGTCGTACTGCAGGAGAGCGAATCTAGGGTAGAGGCTGTCTACACCACCAGGGATGTTTGCCTTCTTCCTGTAGTCTTCTGCATTGACAGTGAGCTCAAGGAAGCTCTTACCACTTGTGGAGAGGACCTTGATCCAACTAGATGGAGCACCAGCGACTGGCTTAGCTGAGCTACCACCGTTCTGCATATCCATCCAGACGTACTCACCAACACGTGGTGTCCACTCTGGCTGACCTTCCCTACTGTCATCCACTCGTGTCTTGCTGACCACTTGCCCATTAAGGGGAGATCCAGGCTTGACAATTCGGCAGACCCTATATTTGATTTTTGCCATACTTAGAATTACGATTAGTATTACGACTGCTACTGCGATCTGAAACGCGAGCTCCATCATGCATGGTACTTAATAAAGCCATACCTCCATCCATCTTCATCCTTCCTCAGAAGCCTAGAAGCTGTGTAGGTGGAGAATGTAGGACGGACCTCAACGGTAGCACTACCAGAGAAGGACGAGCCATCGAGGAACTCAATCGTGTACGTTACCTCCTGTGTTGGATAACCTGACGCGTTGGTGTTAGGCATCATGAGATCTCCCCAGTTAGCTTCCCTGGAGAGGATAGCTGAGTTAGCACGCCCATAAGGAAGAGGAGCGGCTGACTGGACAAACTTCTCGACCATGGCTGGGCTATTGAGAGACAGATCGCCAATCCTGTTGAGCTGATCTGGTGCTACTCTCCTAGCTGTGATAGCCGAGAAGTCCCTATCTCCAGTACCGCTAGGGATGAATACGTTCGTCCTGCGTTCCTCACGAGCTGCGTTGTTGAGGATCTGCCCCCATACGAACTCGTCGATATGAAGTCTCCTTCCAGCTGAGCCATAGAGATCGAAGTTACCGATCGTCTTATTGTCAGGGAAGTCATAGGTCTCCCTGTCGAGGTGAGGCCTGTAGTCAAACCTGAAGGAGCTCTCAAAGTCACCACACCTGATCTTCAGCCTGCTGACATTATCCTTCAGCTTATTGAAGGTCTCGTCGGTGATATCGAGGTAAGAGCCAAGCTGTGGACGTACGACAGCATTGTTCATGCCGTCATTGGTAGCCTCAGCCTGAGCTACGAGGTGAACACCTACACCGATGTGACCGCTGTACATCTCCTCAGAGATAAGGCTCTTGATAGCTTCCTTGTCGGTGGCTACAGGGGTGTCACCCCCACCACCACCGCCACCTTCATTCTCGTCGGCATCGCGGTAGTTCACCACAAGCCCATGGAGCGGATGTCCGGGCTTATTGATCCTGCAAATTCTAATTCTTGACATACTTGACAAATGGGAAGTTAGACGTTCTTGCTGACAGCTCTCTTACGATGGTAGCCTTATCCACTACAGTGCAGAGGACATCACGATCGTTGTTGATAGGATCGAGGATGCCTACGCGCTTGTAGACGAGCGTAGTCCTACCGTCCCTCACTACCTCACAGAGAGAGTACGTAGCGAGCTCTAGGCGCGAGTACTTGTCGAGGAGTGCATCGATAGTCTTCTCGTCGTACCTACGTGCCTCGCCCTTCCTCAGGAGCACTGAGAGGACACCACGAGTGCCGTTGGGGACAACGTCCTCTACAAACTGCACCACATCCACGTAGTCGACAGCGATCTCATTCTCTATGATAGGACTTACGAACTCTTCGGGGCCGCACTTCTCGTTGGGCTTATCTCGTTCAGGCACCCTAGTTACAGACAGGATCTTGCCAAAGTCCTTTCTCTTTCCGTTACCCTCCTCACATACCTGGTATGCGTAGATCCCCTCTGGTAGTCCAGCGTGATACGATGCAAGGTTGTAGTCTGCGCGGTTGAGGAAGACGAACGAGCATGAGGGCTGTGAGGGTTGCTCTGGTTCTGGTTGAGGAGGGTTAGGAGTGGGATCCGGCTGGGGAGTAGGAGGCTTAGGCGTAGGATCAGGGGTAGGACTAGGCTCAGGTGCAGGAACAACACCACCACTGCTAGTGAAGGTGTACAGCCATTCCCACGTCCTCTTGTTGTCGTAAGAGACATAGAGCTTGTTATCCTCTACCTTGAACCTAGGCGTGATACCAGGGGCACCATCCTTACCATTAGCACCGTTAGAGCCGTTGATACCATCACGACCATCACGACCGGGCCTACCATCGACACCATCCCTACCAGGACGACCTTCTGTGCCATCACGACCTGGGAGACCTTGAGGACCACGAGCGCCATCAGCACCTCTCTCACCGGGATCACCCTTATCGCCCTTCCTCACTGCATCGATGTACTTGGGGTCACCTTCGACATCCACACAGATCTGGTCCATACGGAAGACCTTGATGACGACATTCTCACCGACGCGGATCTTACCATTCTTGAAAGCACCACCACTGGTGAGGTCAAGGACAGTATTACTAGGGATATTGATAGTCTGCCCATCAAGATCGTAGGTGTAGCGAACATCATAGATGGTGTTCTCCTTATCGATCATGTGCTGCTCAAGGAGGTTAGTCTTATCGACTATGTTCTTCCTCATGTAGACATACCCATACCCGAGATACTCGGTCTCTGAAGCCTTGCGGTCTGCGAAGGACAGCTCGTTCTTATCGTTGAACTTCAGGTCCTCACTGTTAGGCAGGATGCCGGTAGTACGGATGCCAAGGAGGTAAGAGATGACCTCAGGAGAGAGATCCTCAATACCGATGTTACCCTTTGCGTATTGCACTGCTTCCTCAAGCATACACCTCGTGACATAGGTCTGTGAGATCACATGACCCTCACTGTCAGCGATAGCCCTATCAGCGATGATCTCCTCGATGGGAGCACCGAAATACTCGGTGGGCTCAGAAACGATGTATCCCTGCCCGGAGATGAAGTCCTGGAAGGGATTAGTGCTTGATGCTTCCCAGAAGCCATCGATACGGCACTTGTACATCGTGGAGGTAACGAGCGTCTCACCCACGAAGGCGTGATCGCCTACCCTGGGGCGACGGACAGCTACCTCAAGCTCATGCTTAGTGCCGAAGAGTCCCTTGAAGGAACTTGATCCTGAGGAGAGCCATTCCCAGTTACCCACATTCTTAACATCCTCAGATCTCGTCGATGAGCCGATATACCTCACCACTTCCCACAGACCTGAGTCCATGTCGAAGTATGAGTAGACAGATCCCGCCGTCTTGAACGAGGGGATCTGCTTCTTGTCGACGTAATCCATCAGAGCTTCGATAGTCCGTACGCTAGGAGGCACGGAGTGGTAGGTTGACTGATCCACAGAGAGGAGGTCCGCTACCGTAGCTAGGACATTGACGTTGCCCTGCACGATAGGAATCTTCTCATCTCCTCGGAGTGGGGCGGACTCTGGGAAGTCCGTATCCCTCCTACCTGTAAGGGAGGTCATCTTATCCCTTAACTCGAAAATGTTACTCATATATTAACTACTTCTTTTTACCAGATACCACCTTGGCACTGGCTGCCTTTGCAGCTTGCTCCTGGATCCCCAGTTGTCGCTGCTTGTATTTGTTGTTCGCTTCCAGCTTCTCCTTCTCGAGCTTCATCTTCTCATCGAACTGCCTATCAGACTGCTCAAGAGTCCTCCGCTCTTCCTCAGAGAATACGTCGTCGTCGATACGGAAGATCGTCTGACCGAAGCCAAACGCTTCCTTCATCTTAGCAATCTCAAGCTGGGCGTCCACTTCACGTTGACTAATTCGGTCCTTGAGATCGAGCTCAGCCATCTTGAGCTGCATTTGCTGTTCTGCAGCCTGTTGTTCAGCTTGCTGTTGAGCCTGCATCTGCTCAGCCTGACGTTGACGCATAGCCTGCTCACCTTGCTCAATGATGCTTGCCTTCTCAGATATTGAGGTAGACTGGTAGAGTTTGATGATAGCAGAGAAGTCAATGGCCTGATTTTGGAGAGCGGCCTGAGCCAGCATATCCAGCTTCTGATTGATCTCCATCGTCCCACGAGAAGAATCAATAGTGATACCATAGTCGCACTCTGCAAACTCTTCTCCTCCGACAGACATGATCTGCCTTGACTGGTCTGGCAGGATGTACTCAAACTTCTTTGACCCATAGCGTAATGAAATTTTTGCTACCTCAAGGAAGCACTCTAGCGCACGCTTCTTCACATCCTCGTGGATAGTGAAGATCCACTCTGTGATATATGACGACTGCAGCGTGGCACGCTCGACACCTCCTACAGTCTCCCTATTATAGATCTGACCTTCTCGCTGCCTAGAGATACCTGCCACATCGGACATCTCCTCCTTGATAGAGGCGAGAAGCTGGACGTGGTTCATGATCGATGAGGAGAGGTCAAGGTCGATAGAGGCAGCTACGTTGTTGTTCAGCGCGCCGGCTAGCTTACCCTTAGCTACACCAACCTTCCCTTCCTCAAATGAATTGGTCACTACCATCTTCATCTTCCTCAGGATAGACCACCACTTCTCATACTTCATCTCGGCTGGGAGCTTAGCCATATCCAGCTGGACTACCTTACCGATATTGTCGTAGATGATCTTATTGAGCTTGTCATGCACAAGGTTGTACATGTAGCTATAGGGCTTCATCATATCGACGAGGGAGTAGGGCTTGTCCTCGCTGAGGTTGTAGATACTACCTACTATACCGAAGTGACACTTGGATGGATTAGACAGCCTATTGAACTGGATCTTCCTAGGGCCGAGGTTAGTATAGATATCCTCCCCGATGAGGACACCTTCCCAGGCCTCGTTGATATACATGATCTTCGCAGTCTCGCCCGCGAGCTCGTCTATCTTGTAGTCACTAGGCATGAGGGTAGACACCTCAGCACCGGTCATAGGATCGATAGAGGTAATCTTCTTCACCTGCCTGATAGACTTCCAGTAGACCTGCATGACACGGACATTACCTTCGAAGTCATAAGGCGTGAGACGCGTGACTACATCATTGCCGTTGTAGATGGCTGTATCGTTTGGACCAGAGTAATGGATACCAAAGCGACCGAACATCTCTGCAACGGTGAAGTTGTCTCCATCTCCGCCTATAAGTCCTGAGGAAGAGCCAGAGTGTATCTTATCAATCTCTTCCCTTGACAGGTTATCTCCATAGATATCTAGGATACGCGATGGGGACCAGTAGTCCTCCACCACGACGATGTCAGCATCTTCAATACTTCCCGATGAGCCAGACTTGAAGACTCGTACCTTCATAGGGTCGAGACGTTCGATAGTCGGTTCACCAGCGACGATGTCACATCTATAGATCTCCTCACCAACAATGAGTGCATCAAGGAATCCCTTGTTGAACATCAGCGGCAGTGAGAGCTCAGAAGAGTAGTGCTTGAGGAAGGCATTACCACGGATCTCACGTAGGTCTTGCCACTTATAGGCGTACCTATGCTGTATCTCATTGAAGGCCTCCTTGAGCTCAGCCTCATCAGTGATACCTGACTCCATGACAGCCATGATGTTCTCCATCACCTGCTGCTTCTTCATCTCCTCCATGTCTGAAACCGCGGTAGGGTTAGTCACGATGACGCGATAGTCAAAGGGCCTACGTGACTCCTCACCGAGGAGGACGTTGATCTTAGAGTTGATGATGGGGAAGTGCTGAATCTTACCAGGCGCATCAGTATCCTCAAAGCCATAGGGATTGAAGAAGGCCAGCATGTCTTCCTCATGTATGATACCATTCATGAGGTCATAGTTGATCTTCTTCCTTGCGATGCTGTGTCTTACGGACGATGAGGAAACCACAGAGGATGTACCCTTCGCCCAGTCCACGCACTGGATGCACCAGTCACGTGTCTTCTTGCTATTAGGGAGATTCTGTTGAGGAAATCCACCCTTTTGTTTCTTTTCGTTCATACTAACCCTGATAGACTATTTAGGCTTAAAGATAAGGTTTGCGTCTACCGCCACGTAGATTGCGATCAAAGAAGCTCATCTTCTGATCTATCTCTTCTTGCTTCTCCTCATCATGCTCTTGGAAATTGATGAGCATCGACTCGCGGTAGAGCATGAGGACACCCATAGCTGACACGCGGTCGAAGTTACCTATGTCGTTCCAGGCTATCAGCTCTTGAAGAAGAGCACGATTCTTTATCCTGCAGAGATTGGGTATCTCATAATCATAGACCTCACCCTCATCTGTCTGACGTGTGACACTCACAGGCATGACAAGCCACTCAGCCAGCTTCTTCCTAGCATAGGCGTTGATACCGGCTGTAGCTGTTACGCCCTTAGCAGCGTTGCCGATAGGCCTAGCCTTGAGGAGGTCTCTATCACGTAGGAACTCTAGGGTATCCTCAAGGAGGTGTGTGAGGTTATACCTTGAGCAGTAAGCAAACAGACCCTTCTTGTTATTCTCATAGCAGATACGGCAATCGTAGAGAATGGCTATGTCACAGCACGTGCGGTAGAAGTCATCCGAGAAGCTAGGCCTACCGGTGTACTCACATACGATCTCGTCGGTGAAGAGGTCCAGGACGAAGAACGATCCTAAGGATGAGGTATCCGCCTGGTCATTGTCGTATGGGTCCATAGCGGCAATATACCTACCCTGCTGCACCTTCCCATTGGCATCCTTTTCAGGCATGGCGAAAATCTCGACATAACCTGCGGACTTATTGTCCGGCAGCGGGAAGTTACGTATGGGTAGATCACTGACAGGATGCACGCTCACATCATAGCCCTTGCGCGACAGCTCACAGGAGATGACACCAGCGTAGAATGAAGGGTCATTGTCTATCTCGGCAAGCCTCTCTCTCAGCGCGTGAGAAGGGAAGTAGCTAGCCTTGACCTGCAGGATAGCCTCCTGAGGAACGATAGGCATTTCCGCTATTCTTCGTATCAGCGTGTCCTGGTTGGTCGTACTGTACTTGATGCGGTACCTATCCATCAGGATCTCATAGAGAGCTCTGGTTACGTCAGATACGCCATCGCTGTTATAGCACCCCTTACGGTTTACGTATGCAGGGAAGAAGAAGCAGAAGCGATCCTTGCTACCACCGGTGGCCTTGTCATAGACGTTAGGCACGTTATAGACCTTGTATGCTACAGGGTGATACATGATCTCCTGTGCTGAGGAGAACTCAGACGCATCAGAGCCAGCCGTACCTACACCATAGATAAGCGCGAAGGTCACACCACCCTCCTCAACAGAGTACATGATGGTGTTGTACAGGTCAATGAGGGAGGGGAAGGAACCGAACTCCTCGATGAAGATCCAACCACGCTTACCACGCGCCTTAGAGTCATCCTCCTTGACAGGCAACCCCATGACCACGTTGTTCTTCCCTTCTACGGCTCCAGTATGAGGATTGACGTATGCACATCGCCACATCATATCACTCATGCTGTTCCTCACGAGACTATTGGGCCACTCAGTATGAGACCTAGCGAAGTTCATCATCGGCTCAAACTTAGAGAGCGTACCATCCTTGTCTTGTAGGTACTCCTTGATATAGCCGAGGAGAACGCTGGTCACGCGCTTCTGAACCTTCTTTGACTCACCAACAAGGAGACGCTTAGCCATGAGTGAGGCTAGAGAGTAGGACTTACCCGCACCACGACGAGCTAGCTCAAAGGCGTGATTACCACCCTGGAAGGCATTATACATACCACCGTTACGCGCTTGGTATAGGTAGTGATATCTCCAGTACACACCCTCCCACATCTCAGGGAATGCCTCCACGCGGTCAGCAACACCTGGCTGGTCCTCTCTGATCCTAGAGACCATGATAGGGCTGTAGTTGAGGTAGTAGTACAGATCACCTGTTATCCACTCACCATCAGACTCTCGCACGTAGCCGTCAAGGACTCTTCTCGTCTCCTCACGAAGCCACTGCCCGAAGGGAGATGATGGGTTGGTGTTAGGCTTGAGCTTAGTGTAACAGCCGTGCTTCTCGAAGTGCATAGCTGCAGGCCTGAAGTAGTCCATGTCCTCGATGATGTGAGGATGGGCAATGTCTACTATGATACGACCACGCTCATCACGTGGGAGGTCCTTAGCGCGCTTGCGGTGTGGACTTATGAGATGCTGGATGAAGGGGACAGACTGAATGAAGTCATCCATCTGTTCCTTCACCTCCTCAGGCATATCAGGTGTGAGCACCTCTAGCGGTGTCTGATATTCATTAAGCTCAATCGTCATCGTCGCTAAAGTCAAAGGCATCCTCACCCACAGCCTTCCTCATGCTACCTCGGATAGCGGCGCTCTCCTCAATATCAGAGTTCATACTCCTCTCCACCTTGTTGAGCGTGGTGATAAGATCAGGAAGCTGCTTAACGGTGTTAGTGATAGTGTTGGGCTGATAAAGGGGCTTACCCTTATCATCAACCGCATGGAAGTCGATCTCCTCCAGGAATGCTGAGAGCTTATTTACAAGCATCCTTGTGCTTTCAAGGATCTTGGCCGATGCAGGCTTGAAGGACCCATAGAATGTGATAGCCTCAGTAACGAGAGGGGATGGGGCCCATCCGGACTCCATCCCTAAACCCTCTACGATCATCTTTGTCCTTTCCTCAGGATCAGTGTACATCTGGTACTCTGACCTGGGGTCGGCAAAGAAGTATATGAATGCCAGTTCCAGCTGTGCCGTGACCTTATTCTTGGACTTATCCTTCTTCCAGATATCGGCGAACGGCTTGAGGAGGTAGGCTTCCTCAGAGATCACTATATCAAGCCCTTCTTTCTTGAAGAGCTTGATCATAACTTGATACTCTTATCTGGAATAATGATCTTCTTATCGGGGACAATGATCGTCTCGCGACCAGCGACCGGCACATGGTCTGGATGATATGAGTCCTTACCGATAAATTCCTTCTTCAGGACCTCTGCATCGACAACACCATAGAGGTCGCCTTCGGAAACGATGAGGCACTGAATACCGTCGATCTCTACGGCAGGCAAGTCGATATGAGCTTGCTCGCCTTCACCGCGGAAGTACCTCATGATATTGACAAGGACGATATCCTCTGGCTCACAGGTCCTGACACTTGGGCCTACATAGACAACACGCATTGGTGTCACCTTGGGGTCAAGATACTTCATGATGAGATTACGACTCATGAAGTTCTTGTCTGCGATGACATCAACTTCAAGCGGTGTCACAACCACGTGATTGAACGATGGCTTCATACCCTTGATAAGCAGACCACTCGTTTCAGTCTTGATTACTCTTTCTTCCATTCTTCTTATTTCTAAATGCGCCCAAGCCGTGGATATTCACAGCCTTCGGGCTTCGTTCTTTGATTATATCCTTCACCGCAGCCCAGTACCCATTGTAAATGGCTTCTACCTCATGAGGAGAGAGTCCATAGGTCTTGGCTACCGCGATGTAATGGTCTCGTAACGCCTTGCTTAGCGTCTTGCTATTCAAGATCATGATACGAAGATACTACATTCTACTTCTTGATAGGCTCATACTGCTTCTCTGCAGCTGCCTTACGCTTCTGGTGATAGTAGTCAAACGCTTCCTTCCTTATCTCGTCCCTGATGGACTCATTATCGCCACCTCGCTTAGTAGCGGTTGAGGAGAGATAGCTATCGAAGACCTGCTCGAACCTCTTATACTCAGGTGACTTAGGGTTGTTACCTGCGTGCTTCTCAGCGTATGCCTGCCTGAGGGTATGCATATAGACTGGGTACCTATCATCCCCTGGGTAGTATGCAGCCATGTTCATCATGGGGTCCTTGTTATAGCCACGCTCCTTTGATGGGTTGTAGAAGATCTCCGCAGGTGTCTGGTCGAGTGCAGCCTTCTCCAGCTTGCCTTCCTTGTACAGCTTAGCTGCTTCACGGTCTGCCTCATTGACGGCGAGGTAAGAGTTAGGCACACCCTCCATACCTCGGAGCTTAGCCCTGACGAATAGGTCTGCCATCATACGGCCACGTGTGTCCTTTCCGTAGACCTTGTCGTGGTCAATATCGCCCTCGGTGCTATATCTCTTGAGGAAGCCATCGACTTGATTGTAGACAGCATCATGGGATAGAGGTCCTGTTAGGATGCCAGCTGCATACCTTGATCCTGCACCAGCGATCTTATCAGCCGTCTCCTCAGGAACACCAAATAACTTCATCACAGCCTTTCCGCCACTCTTTATAGCTCCCTTTACCTCCTGCCCGCCACTGATCATCGTCCTAGCAAACTTTGTAGCACCACCAACAATGTTATCACCTACGAAGTCTGGGTTGACAAGTCCTGCGCGACTACCTATCCTATAACCTTTGACATCACTACCCATCTCACCAGTATGATACCTGGGTAGCTTCTCAGGGTCGTACTTTGCATGCAGTGACGCGTTAGCAGCTAGAGCGGATAGACCAGCACCCACAGCTGTAGCCGCTGGTCCGAAGTTCTTGACGATGTTAGAGTACTTTGCGAACTTGGCTAGCTTAGCGCCACCCTTAATGGCCTTAGCACCGACGATAGCTCCCTCAGCATTAGCTGCCTTACCAAACCAAGATCCAGCCTTATCAGCCTTATCTATATATTGAGTGGCACGCTCAGCAATAGGTACTATTACCTCCTTCCTCATAGCCCTATCAGCGATATTCCTCCCTACAGCGGCAACACCATAGGCAGTCCTCGCAATGGGCTTCACAAGGGTCTTACCACCAGAGTAGGCAGCATTTACACCTACCCTACCGGTGATAGCGGCTAGCGTAGCACCGATAGATCCTATAGCCCCAGCATTAGCCAGCTTAGACGCTAGGTTCCCTGTGTCGGTATCGTTAGCTACGTTGTTAGGCTGGCTTATGTACTCGCCAAACCCAGTAGTGTTGACAGCGCCATTGCCACTACTGTAGAACCGCTTAACCTTGGTAGAGTCAGCGGCACCACGTAGAGGTGCTGATATTTGTGGTTGATTATCTTTTGCCATATATGTACGTACTATGTTATGCCACAAAGGTAAGGCATAACTATATGGCCTGAGGAAAGAGGACATTGTGGTGGCGTATAAAAGGCGACGCCCACCCCATGGAAAGGTGAGCGTCATTGTGAGGTCTCGGTGTCATCGTCCGACCTCACGTTAGAAAGGCTGCGGTTTGCCTTTTGATTGGCATGGGCTCTTAGGTGTCTCTTTGGTGTCCCCCATTCGTGAGTAATAAAGTGTACCGAGCTATAGTCTAGAACTACGCTATCTCACACCACTATCCGCTTGACCGACCTATCAGTTGCGGACCATCGCCTTCGGGGATAGGGCCCTACAAGCGCAATGTATTGCTGTCTTCCTCATGAGGAGAGAGCAGTGATAAGACCTGACCGTAGGGAATCAAACCCTATCCTCGTCAGGAGTACCTACAGTACCAGTCAGTGTAGAGTGTGGGGGAATCGAACCACCGCGGCACCGCCACCCAGCACAGCTAGGCCCAAGCCTTTGGATCACACCCTAAGCCCCGAGGGGCAGAGATAAAAGATAAGATACGATGCAGAAAGGTCGCCACCCTTCACCACAAAGGTATATATAATCCCCAATCCACCAAAACACCATGCGCCACTCTCCCGAGTAGCGCACAGCTGATAGACAAACTTGAAATGGAAATTATGGGGCTAACCCCACAACCCAAGAATAACGATAAGATTTATTACACAGCAAAGATACTACCTCTTCCTCAAATCCCCAAAAGCAATACGCACCACCTTCCCAGGCAGTGCGTACCAAAATCAAGCTACACTTGATTAGCCAATTAACCTATTATATCCACACCACAAAGGTACAAAAGATATGCGCACCACCCATGAGAGTGATGCGCAGACCCAGTTTAACAACTAACCTAAATAGTATGGGAGACTCAACAGTGCAAAGATACACCTTTATACGAGAACATGCACCACCCCGAGGAGCAGTGCATGTAACCCTAACTAAACAATCAATATGAAGCCAATTACCTATCGCCACAAAGATAATACATATCAAAGAAGTATGCACCACCCCATATAGAGATGATGCATACAAACAATGGCACACACGAGGGGAAGACTCCCCTACAGCAAAGATATGCATAAAAGCGATACGCGCTATCTTCACAGACAACGCGTACCATATCAAACTATAAACCAATGGAAATATGATGTGCTGGGAAAAAGCTCAAAACCCAGCAACACAAAGGTACACATAAAACAAATACGCGCTACCCATCCCGGGCAACGCGTATCTAACCGATAAATACCAAACAGTTATGTCGAAACTTCTCACACCAAAGATACACACTTCTTCCTCCTCAACCAAAACACCAACATCACTACACCTCAGCCACCCCGCACACACCACTAAGTCCGACACCTACACAGCACCCACTCACAACCACTGAGTACATCTACTCCCTCTTCCTCAACCAGGATACTCATACCAATCTTATTGATGACCTCCGCTTTAGGGCTACAAAAAAATGACCATGATTTTTTTTGAAAACCACTCGATTTACAAGCGCACACTGCTCCCGCTTCGGACCCCTCCGGCTTCCGACGAACCTGGATGGTACCCCTCCGGGTGTTTATAACCCCTTGCCAGGGAGCGATGGGTACCGCAGCGATGTGGGCACCCCGCCGCTGAGCATAGCGAGCGACACACGTCATAGCTCGCACCCTAGACCTCACCAGTGCAGGACGCTGGCCAGGTCACAAGTACTACGGACACAGAGTCCGGCGTGCAGCTCAGCAAGAGGTGTAACCCAGCTCCACATCAAGGGTGTATTACAACTCTCCTTTCCTCAGGAGAATGTATCACACCACTCCTGCGCACGGCATTCCGTGTGAACAAGGAAACAACAACACACACAACCATCGTGATGACGGCTGTAGTGGGAAGGCGTGAGGGGGAGGGTGCCCTCTTCCCCCGCCTTTCTATCTTTTTGCGGGTATGTGTTTGTAGTTGATACTACGGCTATACTTAGCTGTTGTTGCCTTGTTAATCTGTCGTACGCCATCCTGGTTGGGGTGGTGTTCATTATTGTTTCACTTCCTAACACCTTACTACAATGGAAGCAATCAAGAACCTCCGTGAATCGTCCGTCCTTCTGTCTAACCTTAATATGTCCAGCTATGATGAGCTTGCTGAGCGCATCTACTCCTTCAGTCGTGTTGAGGAATGCCTATACTATGATACTGACGAGGAAGAGTCTATGGGATGGGTCGAGAAGATCGTCCTTGACAGTGCTGAAGCGAGAGATAGAGACCTTATGGCAAGCATCAGTATGTTTGCTACTGAGGAAGAGTATCGTATCCTCTACAGCAAGCTGTGTGGGATGGCTCAGCTGGACTACTGGCTGGACCTCGATATGGAGCTAACTCAGAATGCAGCTATTGCCGCTAAGGAGATGGCGAGAGAGTCGGCCTTCATCAGTGATGAGTTCGAGGTATTCTTCGATGAAGAGACCGGTGAATACAAGGTCGGTTACACTGGTGAGCATCTGACCGAAGAGGACTACGAGGAGATGGAGCGTCTCGAAGCTGACGACAGCTACGACCCTAGCCTCTACGAAGCAGACGATCTCCCCTTCTAATAACAGCAGTCACCTTCCCCACACCGGGGGGAGGTGGCTTTATCATACTTAACAATAACCGCCTAACGGCACAACACCTACAGATATGAATACTATCAACATCAACAACGAGATCACCGCTATCATCAACGCAGCTAAGACCGCCATACCTAATGCCGGCACTAAGGATAGCGCAGTCGTAAACTATCGCCTTGCTTACGAAGCCATCGTCAAGCTGATGAGCAAGGCACGCATCCTGCAGTTCGTCCTATGTCTAATCATTAAGTGGGCACAGCCCAGCCAGAAGAAGGCTACGCTCCTGCGTGATGTCCTCGACAATCGCATACGCAAGTATGGTCTTCTGAGGAAGGTAGCAAGCTCTCTTCCCTCCTTCTATGTCCTGATGGGTGGTGCTATTGCACACCTCATCTTCCGGATAAGCAAGAAGGAGAATGGTGCTCTGTGGCTGACACATATCTTCCAGAATGGTCCTTACCACAGCAAGGCAAGCATCCTGCGCAATGGTGCTATTGCTCTGGATAGCCTGCGGGAAGACGGCAACTATGGAA